CTCGGCAATGGTCGCCGCAAAGATCAAGCACGATGTCAGCGTCACATGGTCTTTGCGCTTCGGGTCTGGCCACTCAAAAAAGTGTTGCGCCTCTTCTTCGATCCGCTTCTTGTCAATCATTCTTTCGCTCCGGCTACAGGCCTAACCACTTGCTCAACCGTAGCGCCCACGGCATTCGGGCTCTCAAAGCTCATATCTGTCCTTGTGATTTAGCAAGCGATAGACCTGTCAACCACGAAAAGGTTCAACTGAAAGAGATCACCTGGTCGACGTACGCGCGCATCTTCTCTGGTGTGAGCCTGTCGTTGTGAAGAACCTTCTGCAGCAGCACGTCGATCACGCGGCTGTAGAACTTCTCGAAGCCGGTCTCATCCATCTTCGCAAAGCTCACTGACTTGGCCTGCAGCCTGAGCTCTCCAGTCACACTGAAAACTGCCTCATGATGGCCAGCCAAGATCGTCACCTCATCGCGGAAACGCTCGAAAGACGTGACCACCGGGCTGCCCTTGTACTCGCGCGCCGGCTGGGTGTCCTGCCACATCGCGTAGGCGTAACCCAAGAGGGCGAAGTACTTGCGGTGGAATTTCGGGTTGCGGACTTGCGAGAGACTGACTTTGACGAGCGCTGACTGAGGGATCTTGTCCAGCAGGGCTGCCTGCTCATCGTCAGCCGGCAGCAGCGAGCCCCGGGGGCCTTTGAGAAAGTAGACGTCCATCGATGATCTCCATGAGCTTCAGGCCGTCGTACTCCGACCTGCTGATTGCGACGGTGCCTGCTGCATTCGGAGTCGCGATGCCGACCAGAACTGTTGACCTCCCCATCTCTGTCCAGACCGCAAGATCCTGGCCGGGCCGCAGGAGGCTCGCCGCTTTGCCAGAAACCGCATCCGCAGCATCTTGCAGAGACATCCCATCGACGAGGCCTGTCGTCACTTTGGGGGCGGCGCGTTAGGCTTCTCGAACGGGCTGGCCTGGTGCGCATAGATAGGCTGCCTCCTTCGCCCTGGTGCCGACTGAGGCTCATACGCGACGATGTACACAAGTCCGAAGTCGATACCTTTGTCCAAGTACTTGTGGACCGTGTCGGCCTTGTAATCGGTGATCTCGATGATCTGGCGGGGAGTTCGGGGCTCGGACAAGATCAGCGACAGGACGTCCATCAGCTTCTCGATGAAGCCATCGACCGGGGGTCGTTGCGTCATCACTGCGCCCTCGCCCGAGATCGGTAGCTGTCCCAATCGCACCTCACCCACTTCGACGTCTCCCGCAAGCGATCGAACAGGCGGTCCCCGATGGCCTGCTGCATTGCGGCGGCCCCCAGGTTTGTGAGCAGGATGGTTGGTGCGCAGTCGCGGTATCGGCCGTCCAGCACGTCGTAGAGAATCGTGTGCTCGCCGTCTGTGCCGGACTGCACGCCGATCTCATCCAGAACCAGAAGGTCCAGTCCGCGCAGGTTCTCGATCATCTTGCCGGTGCTGATCGGGCTGTCGCGCCGCCAGGTGTCACGCACGGCTCGAATCACGTCGCCCACGGTCGCGTAAAGCGCCGATCGGTCGGGGATGATGTGGTGGATGATCGATGCCGACAGGTGGCTCTTGCCGGTGCCCTTGCCGCCTGCAAGCGTCAGGCCCGTGCCGGCGCGCCGGTGCTCGGAAAAGTCTTCGGCGTACTGGCGGCAGATGGTTAGTGCTGCTTGCTGCTCGGGGGTCTCGGCGATGTACGTGTCGAAAGTCTTGCCGATGAAGCGCTGAGGCACCTTTGAGACGGCCAAGGCCTCGGCGGCCGCATCGAGGGACCGCTGCGCGCGCTGGCGCTCCCGGTCTGCCTCGGCCTGGCGCGCAGCCAAGAGGGCCGCCTCAGCCGAGCACTGGGGGCACAGGCTGCGGCGATCGCTGCCGCCCAGGCGGTAGATGCGCCCCTTGTACTCGCCGTGCGTCTCGCAGAGGCCAGTGAACTCGCGGCCGCCCAGCAGCGAACCGATGTCAGAGGATGTTGCCATGCGCGTCGAAGCCTTCCGAATAGTTCATGCCGGAGATTGACTTGGTCTGCCCGGATTTAGTTCCGTTGCCGCCCGCCCGATCGCGCTCAACCCAACTCGCCTTGAAGCCGCCCCATGAGCTCCGGGCCGCGTACTCAACGGCTTGATGGGGGGTCATGCTGACCAGCGCCGCCTGCTCCTTCACATCCCTCCACGCCAGGTCAGTCAAGGGGAGCCGCTTTGCCCTGCGGACCTGCATCCAGGCCAAGGCAACCTCATCCGAGACCCCATCAGCGACCATCAGCTTCACCGCATCGGCAGACGGAGTGGTGCGCCGACGCGGAGCGCTCGGCGGCACTGCACTTGACCTTTGTCTTTCTTCCGGTTCTGGTTCTGGTTCTGGTAGCGTCGCTGACGCCGGATTCCGACCGGAGTCCTGCGGTTGTCCCGCGGGACGAAGAGCTGCAAGCTGTTGATCTTGCTTGTCTCGCCATGCCTGCTTGCGGGCGGCCTCTTTGGATCGGACGCCAAGCAGGCCGAGCACTTGCTCGGTGATGGCGCCGTGGTACATGCGGCCGTCGGAGTGCAGCGACCAGCCGCGCATCAGGATGTCGCGGTGCGCGCGGAACTGCCGGACATCCATCCCGATGCGCGCCGCGATCAGGTCGTCGACCGCCGGCAGCGACCCGCACGGGACCTGCCGCCAAGCTGTCATCCAAAGCATCAGCAGCCATGGCCGCATCTCTGCCGTCGCGAGGACCCAGGTGTCCGACTGCTCGATGCGCTCGTAGTCGAGCTCGAAGCGCCAGCCCTTGGCCTTCGTGTCTGCCGGGTACGGCGGAGCCGCAGCTTCAGACGACGAGACAACCATGATTTGGCTGGGGGGCCTACCGGGACCGGAGGGATGGATCTGCACAGAACGCTTTCTGCCCATGGATGAAAGGGCGGTTGGCCCCGTCACCAGGAAGAACGGACCCCTTTCGGGGACGCCCTTTCATCGATGGACAGTGCCTGGTTATGTCGACTCTCACCTTGAGCCTGTCGACAACAGCACCCGCTCTCTCGGCCAAGTTCAAGCGGGCGGCGGATTCTAGTTCAACTTTCTGTTGGCCCCTTGAGCCTTCTCCACACGCGAGCGCCGCCGCGCCTGAGGTCCTCCGTGGACCCGTGGCCATCATCGACCTGGACGACAGCTACGTGGCCGAGCTCTTGCAGTTGCCTCATTCGCCGAGACACCTGGACGCCAGTGAGACCACATGCGGATCCAATCTCGTCTGGCGTCAGGTCGGCGCCACGCAACGTGTCCAGGATGCGTCCAGAGTGTGCCGCCCCAAAGGCCGCAACCCGCTCTGCCGCTGCAACGCTTGTGCCTGGGTCTCGAGCCCTGACGAGTGTGCGAATGTCGGGTTGGGGGATGGTGGCCGGCAGGCTCGAGGCAGGCTCGGCTGGCGGCCTCCAGCCCAGGCAGATGAGGGCGTCTCGTGTGGCCTTGTCCCGCAAGTCGATGACGATGCGTGCGTGCTGCTCCATCAGTCTCTGCGGCTCGAATAAATCCGGAGTGGAGACAGCTTCTTCGATCGTGATGACCTGGTTGGCCAGGTCGACCTTGGGCCGAATGGTCGTTGTGTGGGTGATCACTCGGCCTACCCCTTGCTGATCTCGAGCCACGAGCATCCGCGCCATCCCGTGCGCTCCGCAAGGGCGCAGGCTTCCATGGCGGCTGCGAGGGTGTCGTAGGGCCTGGACCTGACCTTGGTGGGCTTGGAGTCGCGCATGTAGCGACCTTCATCCCACGGCAGCATCCGGCGGCCTACCGCGGCGGCGTCGGAGACCTTTCGCTCATGCTCGATCTTCGCGTCGATCAGGCGCTGGGGCGGGAACCCGGATGCCAGCCAGCCCTTGTGATAGGCCTCGCTGGACTGGGGCCTGGCCTTGCGCCTTGCGGCATCCTGCATGGCCTTGATGTCGAGCGGTTTGCCACTCGAGTTGACGAATTGCATTGCGTACTCCTAGCGCCGGACTTCGGCGCGACCCATTGTACGCAACAAAAGTTTTGCTTGCCAACAGAACGGAGTGTTGACAACCTGCGTTAGGCACAGGAGGTCAAATGAAGATCAAGGATCAGATCCGGGCTCGGAGAGACCAGCTTGGGATCTCTGTTACAGAACTGTCCGACAAGATGGGCGTCACTGACCAGGCTGTGAGGCACTGGGAGAGCGGGCGCAGCAACCCAAGCAAGCGCTTAGCCAGGCAGCTGGAGGAGATCCTGAAGTTCCAACTCGACTGGAGCGAGGGAGCGAGGCACTCGGGGGACGACAGCACGATCAATGCACTGATCGATCAAAGAGACATCGACCTGCTGCTTGTGATTTGCAGGCTGCCGTACGACGCAAAGAACTTGATTGGAGAGTTCGCCAAGATGCACCTGGCCGCGCTTGAAAGGGGCGCTCACACAATCAACGCGCGAGAAGCAACAAAATCAATCCCACCGTTTCTTGAGATAAAGAGAGGCACGAAAGATCATGTCGGAAAAGCCACCAAGCCCACCGCCACTAGAGCTAAAAAGACTGCGAGTTGACCCAAACACCGTCTTGCAGTTGGAGACGATTCTGGATGAGGCCCGGAGTGGATCGATCGTTGGCGTCGTCGCATCCGTGCACTACGGCGGGCTAGACTACGGATTCATTGGGGCAGGATCCCTGTGCGACGACCCGCGCCTGGGCCTGCATGCGATCGCAACATTGGCAAAAAAAATGTTGCCATGACACCTCTTTGTTGTATATTCCGTCCCGAGACGCAGCAAGCGCGTAGGCGCCGCAAGGCGCGCCTCCTGGGGAGGTTCAGCCCCTTAGCTTGCACTGAACGGGCCTGACCAGCTCAGAGGCTAGGACCCTTGCCACCGGCGAAAGCGGCCGGACCCACGGCAGATAGCTTGACGGGCGGACAGAGTGCCGCACTATCAGGGCTGGCGGTGCCCCGCCACATGGAGCATGTGACCCAACGGCCGGCCGCGCAAGCGACCGATGGATGCCGCAAAACTGCTCGGACGGGGCGTTGGTAGAAGTCGGGCGCCGCCAGCCCTGATGGTGAAGACGCTCGCCGTGCCGTCGGCGATGGACTGGGCCGACTGGCCTGTCAACGGCCGCAATCAACGAGACCCGCTCGGTAGCTCCGAGCTAATGCAGACCTGGCCACAGTCTGCATGAAGTGAAGCGGCCCGTAGCCGGGCGCAACAAAAATGTGGATGACCTCGGCTCCCTGCCGAGAGAGAGTGCAAGGCGCGTGGAGCCGCAAGGCGTTGAATCGATGCCGACGACAGGGAACTATTTCGACGAGCAATCGTCAGACAGGAGCAGCGGCAACACGCAGTCAGCCAGCATGAGGCGCCAGGGTAGTGCACTAACCCCTGGGTCAGGCAACAGTGCAAAGTGATCTGCGCGACCACCCCGGGAGAGTAGCGGGGACTTTCAGATCATGGCCGGCGTGGAAGGACACGCTAGGCGCGGTGCAGAAACATGAAACACCGGACGGCATGGGTCACTGCTTGCATACCCCCGAAGCGCGCGGCTAGCCCCGCTCAACGCCAGGAACCGTACAAGGTGCTGCGAAGGCGCGGACAGGAAGTGGAGTGGGCTCTGCAGACGTGCATCCCGCCGCAGGCAACTGGCAGTGTGTTGCTGACCGGGTATCAAGCCCCGGGCCATGATCTGAGGGTGTCCGAAGTACAAGGCCCTTCACGTGGCCGCGCGAAACGTAACGAGCGGTGTAGAGGTTGTGCAGTCGAAGCTCGAACGAAACGAGCGGTCAACGCGGGACCGTGGCACAGGAAATAGCGCGAGACACCCCGGAGAGACGGGGACTTTCTGATCATCGGGCGCCCCAATTTCTAAGCGCGGGGCACACAGCCAGTAAGCGCCTGTTCGACTCAGGTGGGAAGAAAGGTGGGTTCTGGGCAGGCGGCGCTGGAGCGCGGCTCGGAGCAAGGGAGGACCGTCTACGGAGTTCAACCTGGAGTTGCGCCCAGGCCGATGATCAGAGGGTGTACGCATCAAGTGCCGGGAACCGTAACATCAGGTCCGGCTGAAAAAACGCATCGGCTACCTCGATGCGCCACCCTCGAAAAATTCCGACAGCGCTTGCAGACCGTACTGGGAATCAAACCGGGTGAATGTCTGCTGGGTCATGCGCCTTGACCCGGAGTCGCCGCAAGGCGGCCCAAAGAAGGCGCAAGGCCCTCCAGATGGCTGATTGAAAACCCTGGCGCAGAAGGCGGACGGGCGAAACCGTAGGGCCCCGAGGGCTTAAAGCTCGTGCTGGCAGGCAAGCTGCCCCTTCGGGCCTGCATCCCACTCGGAAAGGGCCAGCAGCAATGCGCAACCTCCGGCGTTACCCCGGAGACGTAATGTGCGGATGCAGGCCCGAGGGCGCACAGTAAGTGCGGTGCTCAGTGAAGTCGGTCGACAGTAGCCACTCGTTGGCGAAACTCGTGCCAGGACGCCCCCCATCACAACGGGGGCCGACGAAGACCTCTCCTCAGGGCTCGGAGCCAGCTCCCTGCGCCCTCGACCTTCAGATCAGCGGCAGCGTGGAATGCAGACACGCCTGAGGTTGGGCAACAGGTTCAGACAACACGCGTGCGTGGAGTGGGAAACCTAAAGCACGTTCGACTCGTGCGGGGCCTGGCGTAACGATAACGAGCCAGGAGCAGGAGTAGCGACCTGCCCGCTGATCTGAGGGTGGTGTGCGGGCCTCGGTGCAGCCCGCGGGCGGGGAGTCAGCGAGCCCCTCTTGGAATGCTCAGCTCCGGCCGTCGCGCCACCCTGCGACACTGGAGCGCTGGTTCGAATCCAGACGCCCTCTTCAATCCAACAGGAGATCAACATGAAATTGTGACCACCGCCGGAGCAATTCATGTCGCGTACCCGACACCATCATCACCGCCAGTTCAGCCCCTCGAAGAGCCCGGGCTGGCACCATCACATCTACTTCGAGCGACCCTCTCGGGCGCAGGCCCGCAGGCTCGAGCGCCTTGCCACCAGGACCACGGACCTCGACGACGTCGATCGCGTGGAGTGGCCGCTGGCCAGCAAGCCGCACATCTACTACTGGTAACCCATCCCAGAAAGACCACATGCCGACGTCCACCCCCGCGAAGCTCGCCTACCAAAAGGCCTACAACGCCGAGCCAGCGAACATTCAGAAGCGCGTCCTCAACAACGCCGCCCGTCGCGAGGCGATCGCCGACGGCAAAGTCACCAAGGGCGATGGAAAGGACGTCGCTCACGTGAAGGCTCTCGACAAGGGCGGCAAGAACACGCCCGGCAACACCAAGGTCCAGGACGCCAGCAAGAACCGCGGATGGCGCAAGACCGAGCCAGAGATGTACACGAAGAAGAAGTGAATTCCTGAACTACCTGTTGCGTCGCCAAGCAATTGTTGGATAATGGGTCGCGTCACAACTCAGGAGCTTTCATGGATTCTTACTTCGTTGGCGTTCTCGTCGGCGTCATCTTCGGCGGTGTCGGCGGTGTCTTCGCACTGGCTCTCGTCTCCCATGGCCGCAACGGCGAACTGGAGCGCGACGCTGACCGCTTCCGAGCGCTGCAGGACCATGCGAGCGCGGTGTCCGATGACGAGGGCGGTGGCCGGGTATCGCTGACGGAGCTCGCCGACAGTATCCGCTCTGGGCGTGTGCCCCGGGAGATGGCGTGAACCTTTCGATCAAAGCAATGGTCTTTGCTCGATTGGTTCATCGTGACCAGCGGCGAAAGTACACGAACAACCCCTACTCGGACCACTTGGCGGAGGTGGCTGGCATTGCCGCCACCGCTGCGCCGGCCGGCCTGGTAGATCTCGACGTATACCTAGCGACCGCCTGGCTCCACGACAGCGTTGAAGACCAGGGCGTGACTCGTGATCAACTGGCCGGGGCGTTCGGCGATGTTGTTGCTGGCAGCGTCATGCTGCTGTCCGACCTTGAGCTTGGTAGCCGCGCCGCTCGCAAGGCTGCCAGCCGGTCGCGCTTGTCTGGAGCCCCTGGCTGGGTGCAGACGATCAAGGTCGCCGACATGATCAGCAACACCTCGAGCATCGTCGAGCACGATCCGAAGTTCGCTCGGGTCTACTTGGAAGAGAAGCGCCTGCTGCTCGACGCGATGACGCGGGCCGACCCCCGCCTCGTGGAGATCGCGCGCGAGCAGATCGACAAATAGTCGATAACTTTCTCTTGCGCGGCCAACAACAAGTTGTATACTCGTGGCTCCACGTCACAGGAGCTTTTCATGAGTAACGACCCCAGCTTCCACGAGCCCGGCGCCGACGCCGGCCCTCCGTGGGAGGTCGTCGGGCCGGCCGCCAATGAGCAGGCGGCCGGCCAGGCACCGAACGCTGGCCTCGCGGTGTTCGACCCTATCGAGCAAACGCTCGCGCAGATCGAAGCGCGTCACAAGGACGTCGTCTACGACCTGACGACAACCAAGGGCAACGACGCCGCTCGCAAGGCGCGCAAGGAGCTGGTCTCCGTGCGCACCACCGCCGACGAGGTCTACAAGACCTGGAACCAGCCGCTGCTGGCCGCCCAGAAGAAGGCGCGCGAGCTGCGCGACGGATTCGCGGCCCGCGTGCAGCTGCTCGAGCGCCCGCTCGACGAGGCGATCAAGGCCGACGAAGACCGCCGCGCCGCCGAGAAGAAGGCCCGCGACGACGCCGAAGCCGCTCGCATCAAGGCCATCCGCGAGCGCATCGCTGAGATCTATAGCCTGCCCGCCTCCTGCATCGGAAAGACGTCCTCGGAGATCGAGACTGCTGCCGTTGCCCTGGCAATGTCGATGATCGACAAGGAGTTCTTCGCAGAGCTGCAAGGCGAGGCTGAGGCCGCGGCTGACGTGGTTCGCACGAAGCTCGAGGCGATGATGAGTGCTGCCAAAGCCTCCGAGGAGCGGGCTGAGCGCCAGCGCGCCGAGGCCGCGAGCCTGGCCGCCGAGCGCGCCGAGCTGGAGCGCCAGCGCGCTGAGCTCGCCGCCCAGCAGGAAGCCGCCCGCCGGGCTGAGGAAGAGCGCCGGGCTGCCATCGAGCGCGAATGGGAGCAGCGCCGCATCCTGTCTGAGCGCATCCAGGCCGAGGAGCGCCAGCGCGCCGAAGCCGCGGCCGCTGCCGAGCGCGCCGCGGAGGCTGCGCGGGCTGAGGCCGAGCGCCAGGCCCAGGAGCGCATCGCTGAGCAGCAGCGCCAGCTGGATGAGCAGCGTGCTCAGTTCGAGCGCCAGCAGGCTGCCTCGCGCGCCGCGGAGACTGCAGCCCGCCAGGCGGCCGAGGATGCCGAGCTCGAGCGCAAGCTGCTGGCCGAGACCCCCGTGGTTGAGTTTGCCTCCGCCGCGCCAGTGCAGCTGCAGCGCACTGAGTCGCCCGGCACCAATGGCGCGACGATCGTGCACTACGTGCCGACCGAGGAGGTCAAGCCCCCGGTCACCGAGCAGACCGACGCCTTCGAGGTGGAGCGCCAGGCCGAAGCTGCGCGCGCGGCCGCCCTGCCCAAGCCCGCAGCCAAGCGCCCCGACGATGAGCGCCTGACCGCAGCCGTGGCCCGCGCCTTCGACGTCGAGCCCGCGATCGCCGCCGAGTGGCTCGGCACCTACGACGCTTTCGAGGAGATCGCGCGCCTGATGCAGCCCGCCTGATGAAGCGCATACCAGACGGCATGTTCTGCACGTACCTGCACCGTCGGGCATCAGACGGTGCCGTCTTCTACATCGGGAAGGGCGTCAAAAGCAGGCCGTGGCAGCGGTCCCACCGCAACAGGTGGTGGGTCAGTGTGTCGCTGGCTCACGGTGTCGCGGTCGAGGTGCTCGCGCTCTGGCGAACCAACGAAGAGGCCTGCGAGCACGAGAAGTTTCTGGTCCGCTGCTTTAGGGGCTTGGGCGCTCCGTTGTGCAACCTCACGGACGGCGGCGAGGGGGCCGTGGGGCGGAGGCACACCGACGAAGCAAAGGCCCGGATTTCGAGGGCCAAGAAAGGAGTGCCACTGAGGCCGGAGCACGCGGCAAAGATCAGTGAATACATGCGGGGCCGCCCAAAGTCGGAGCAGCAGAAGTCTCGCATGTCAGCCGCAAGGAAGGGGTGCAAGAAGACCCCCGAAGAAGTTGCCTCGTACCTTCCGGCGCTGAGGGCCGCGATGGCGCTGCCAGAGGTGCGCGCAAAGATCGCGTCGGCGGCTAAGGGTCGAGTCTTATCGGCCGAAACCAGGGCGAAGATGTCCGCCGCCCGAGCTGGGAGGGTTCAGTCACCCGAGGAGCGCGCCATGCGCTCGGAGTCTTTGAAGAGATTCCATGAGAAAAAGCGCACGCTGGTCTAAACTTTCTGTTGTATAGTCACCATTTTGTTGGTCCACAGGAGATCCCCGTGAATGAAGTAATCGATATGCCAGCCGCACCCAAGCAGGTGGTAGTTCTGAAGGCCGCCACGCCGGCCGACCTGTTGCAGATGGCCGTGTCCCAGGGCGCGGACCTGGACCGCCTCGAGCGCCTGATGGCGCTGCAGGAGCGCTGGGAAGCCGGCGAGGCCCGCAAGGCCTTCGTCGCCGCGATGACCGACTTCAAGTCGGAGCCGCTCGAGATCTTCAAGCGCAAGCAGGTCGGCTACTCGGACAAGCAGGGCAATTTCGTCGGCTACAAGCACGCCGAACTGTCCGACATCACCGACGTGGTGGTGCCGGCGATGGCGCGGCACGGCCTGTCGCACCGCTGGGACGTCAAGAAGGAAGCTCAGCGCGTTGTGGTGTCTTGCATCATCACCCACAAGCTCGGCCACTCTGAGGCGGTGACGATGGACGCCGCGCCCGACGACAGCGGCAAGAAGAACAGCATCCAGCAGGTCGCCTCCGCGGTCACCTACCTGGAGCGCTACACGCTGCTGGCCGCCACCGGCATGTCCACCAAGGAACAGGTCGACGATGACGGCGCATCCTTTGACGAAGCCAGTGGCGGCGTCAAGGGCCCGACTGTGGAGGCCGCCTCGAAAGAAGTGGAGGCCACCAAGACCGAGAAGGAGCTCAGCGCCGTTTACGCCCGAGTAATGGGTGAGTTTGCGGCCGCCTCCGATGGAGTTGGCGCCAAGCAGTTCAAGGACCGAGCGCTCGCTCATCGTGCTGCCCTACGTGCGGCAGCCACAACCGCCCAACAAGGAGAGCAGAAATGATCCACATCAACTGCGAGCAGGGCACGCCCGAGTGGCATGCAGCCCGAGCCGGTGTCATCACCGCCAGCACGTTCAGCCAAGCGCTCGAGATGACTGGCGAGCTGACGGATCAGCAGGCTACCTACGTGGCCGCCATCAGGGCCGGCAAAAGCGATGCTGAAGCCTGCCTCGCGGCCGGCTACAAGAAGAAGCCATCGGCCGGCGCTGTCGACAAGGCCTTGGCCGGTCAGCCGGTCGGCGATCCCAGCCCCGGAAGCGAGCGCCTGGCGGCCACCCTGGCGATCGAGCGCATCACCAAGCAGCCGTACGGTGACACCTTCGAGACCTTCGCACTGCGCCGCGGTAAAGAGCAGGAGCAGTTCGCCCGCATGCGCTACGAAGAGCGCTTCGGCGTGATCGTGGACGAGCAGGGTGTGATCCTGACCGACGACCGCCTCTTCGGGGCCAGCGTCGACGGCTTGGTGGGCTGCGATGGCGGCATGGAGTGCAAGGTCCCGATCGACCTGAACAAGGTCATCGCGATCCTGCGCACCGGAGACCTGTCCGAGTACAAGCACCAGATTCAGGGTTGCATGTGGATCACGGGCCGCAAGTGGTGGGACTTCATCATGGGCGTGCCCGACCTGGCTGTGCTGAACAACGGCAATGACCTGTACGTCCAGCGCGTCCACAGGGACGAGGGCTTCATTGAGGAGATGGAGCTTGGGCTCCTGAAATTTGCGGGCCGAGTGAAGCAGATGGAGAACTTTTTCCGCACCCCGTACTCCAACAACCAGATGAAGGCGGCGGCATGAGCGGAAAGCAGCAGAAGCGGCTGCGCAGGATGGCCGAGGACCTGGTCCCAGTCAGCTACCCCGACCGCGACATCGTCGCTCACCCCACAAGCGACACCACCGCGTTCAACAGTCCCCGCAGCCTCCGAGGCGCCACGAAGGCGCTGAAGAAACAGTTCAACAAGCGGCGCTTCGGCGCCTGAAAGGAAGACCATGAAAGTCATCGGATTGGCCCGCATCGGCCGTGACGCTGAGGTTCGCTTCACCCCCAACGGTGACGCCGTCTGCAACCTCGCCCTCGCCTTCTCGTACGGCAAGAAGGCCGACGGCCAGAAGTACCGCCCCACCCAGTGGGTCGATGCCTCCATGTGGGGCAAGCGCGCCGAAGCGCTCGCGCCGTACCTGAACGCCGGAGGCCTGGTGGACGTGATCCTGTCCGACGTGCACATCGAAGAGTACGAGGGCAAGAACGGGACCGGCAGCAAGCTGGTGGGCCGGGTGCTCGAGATCGACCTGGCTGGCGGCGGCGAGGGCGGCGGCCAGCAACAGGGCGGTGGGCAGCGCAGCCAGGATCCTCAACAGCGGCAGGCACCCCCGGCGCAGAGCCGGGCGCCCGCTCCCAACCAGCGCACGTCAGCTCCGGCTCAGCGCGCGCCGCAGCGCCAAACGTCCAGCACTAGCTTCGACGACCTCGATTCGGATATCCCCTTCTAGTCGTATGCCGTATGCAAACCGTGATGACCGCATTGCGGCCGTTCGCGCCTACGGCAAAACACCAGAGGGTAAGGCGGCGCGCGGCAGGGCCAACAGGGCTTGGAGGCAGCGTAATGCAGACAAGGTCAGGTGCCACAACGCGGTCAACAAAGCCATACTTCGAGGAAAGCTGACGCCGTGGCCGTGCGAGATTTGCGGCGGAAAGGCGGAGGCGCACCACCCGCACTACGGCGCGCCGATGTTGTTCACTTGGCTGTGTGACGAGCATCACAAAGCGGCTCACGCCATCACCAACACCGAACCAGAGCAGCTGCGGTAGCAGCAGAAAGAACCATGTTCAAGAACGCAGTCATCGTCCGCGCAGTCGGCCCCATCAACCTGGGCGCGCTGATCTCCGGCGTCATTGCGCGCGAGTTCGTGCCATGCGCTCCGACCCAGACAAAGTCCGCCGGCTTCGTGCGGCCACGGGGAAAGCACGAGACCCTGGTCGAGTCGATCGGAGGCCAGCTGATCATCGCCGTGCGCACGCAGACCAAGAGTGTGCCCGCCAGCGAGGTCAAGCGCCACCTCGAGGTCCTGCTCGACAAGGTCGAGGCCGACACCGGCCGCCGCCCCAAGGGCAAGTCCTTCAAGGAGCTGAAGGAGCAGGTCATCCACGAGCTCCTGCCCAAGGCCTTCCCTAAGGATAGCGAGGTCGCGATCTGGATCGACCCGCAGGACGGCCTGGTGGTCATCGGCACGCAGTCCTGGAACCGCGCCGGAGACCTGACCTCGCTGCTGGCAGAGGCGCTGCCTGGCGTGCAGTTCTCGGCTCTGCAGACGGCCCAGTCGCCCGCGTCGTGCATGGCCGCCTGGCTGCTCGACAAGGAGGCCCATGAGCCGTTCAGCCTGGACCGCGAGTGCGAGCTCAAGCAGCCCGACGGCGAGAAGGCTGTCGTGCGCTACTCGCGCCACACGCTCGACATCGACGAGGTTGGTGACCACATCAACCAGGGCAAGCAGCCGACTCGCGTGGCGCTATCTCGCGCCGGGCGGGTGTCGTTCGTGCTGGCAGACGACCTGTCGCTGCGCAAGATCAGCATGCTCGACGTGGCGCTGGAGGCCGCGACGAGCGCCGAAAAGTCCGATGCGTTCGATGCCAACGTGGCCCTCGAAACCGGGGAACTTCGCCCGCTGATCGAGGATCTGATTCGCGCGCTGGGCGGCGAGATCAAGCCGCCGAATCCCACCCAGGAATGAACGCCGCGCTGCGGCAGAAAGAAGGAGATGTGAGCACAGAAACGAACCAGCCCGCTCGAGGGAGACTCATCGCGCTGTGCGGGCTGAAGGGGTCTGGCAAGTCAACCGCCGCGCAGACGCTGGCGGGGTCGTTGCCAGCGGCGCGCATTCGGTTCGCCGGCCCTCTGAAGGACATGCTGCGCACCTTCGGCCTCGATGACCAGGAGATCGAGGGCGACCTCAAGGAGGTGCCATCGCCAAAGCTCTGCGGTAAGACTCCGCGACATGCGATGGTCACCCTCGGCACCGAGTGGGGCCGAGACCTAATCGGCGAGAGCATCTGGGTCGATGCCTGGAGACGCGCAGTCGAGCCACGGCTGGCGAGGAACATTGACATCCTCACCGAGGACCTGCGATTTCCGAACGAGTACGAAGCCGTTCGAGCGCTTGGCGGCATTGTGGTGCGTGTAACCCGCCCGGGCCTCGTGCCTGGAGAGCACGAGAGCGAGCGGCACGCGCTGAAGTTTGCGGCCGACGTCGAGATCTACAACGATGGCGACCTCGAAGACCTCTGCTCGTACTGCTGCGCCCAGGCCGTTCAAGAGATTGAGCGCGCGCTGCGGCTCATCGAGGCGACGGCCAAGAAAGCTGCCCAATGAGTGGCGACTGGATGCGCACACGAAGCGGCGGTCGCTTCTATCCGGCCAACCCGCGGCCCGAGGACATGAACATCCTCGACCTGGCCTCTGGCATCTCGCGCGAGTGCCGCTACGGCGGCCAGATGGAGGGCTTCTACAGTGTGGCGGAGCACAGCCTGCTGGTCGCACAAGTCCTGCCTGACCACCTCAAGCTGCAGGGCCTGATGCACGACGCCCCCGAGGGCCTCATCCGCGACATGACGCGCCCCAACAAGCGCCTTCTGGCGGACTACGCCGAGCTCGAGGATCGCGTCTGGCGCGCGGTGGCAGCCCGCTTTGGCCTGCCATACGAGCTCGACCCACTGGTGAAGCAGGCCGACAACGACGTGCTGCTCGCTGAGCGCGCCCAGCTCTTCCCTGGCGACACTGATGAGTGGTCGATCAAGGGCGCCCCGGCGCCGGTGATCATCACCCAGATGCCGTACGACGTCGCCGAGGCCGAGTTCCTTCACTACTTCCACTTCCTCACGAAAGGCATGTACCAATGACCACAATCACCAACGAACTCTCCGAGCAGCTCGCTGCTGTCGACGGCGCGAACAAGCACCCCGCAGTGATCGAGATGCGGCGCAGCCACGGCGCCGGTGTACGCGCGGTGGCTACGTGGCTCGAAGCCTGCGGCAAGAAGCCCGGCTCTGAGGCTGACCTGTCGGTGCAGATCGGCGTGCACATTGAGGAGTTCGCGGAGTTCCTGCGATGCGTCTACATCGAGAGCAACACCGGCATCACGTCTACCGCCATGCAGGAGCTGGCAGCGCATCTCGATGGATGCGCCAGCGTACTGAAGACCAGGCATGCGATCGCCAGGATTTTCGACCGGGAGGCGGCGCTCGACGCTCTGTGCGATAGCGAAGTCACCGGCAACGGTGTCGCCTTCCTTGCCGGGTTCGAGAAGATTGAGGCCGACTGCCGGGTCGCCGACAGCAACTTCTCGAAGTTCAAGGCCGATGGCACGCCAGTGATCCTTGATGGAGGAAAGATCGGCAAGTCTGAGCTCTACAAGGAGCCCGACCTGACGGGCCTGTACTGATGGCCCCGCCGGCCCCAACGGCGCCGGCGCCCGGGCCCTTGAAGTTCTGCGCCAAGTGCAAAGCAGACCGCCCACTCCCAGGCGGTGTGCAGAGAACCCGAGAGAGCTGGCATTGCGGTCACTGCTGGCGACTGTTCTCGATGAAGAGGAAAACAAACGCATAACTTTCTGTTGCGCGTCCAACTTTCTCTGATACGATGCGACCGCTTTCTTTATCAACCACCTCGAAAGGACCTTGTGCCCAACATCATCATCCCCGACATCAGCCGCCACGTGCACTTCATCCCCGATAGTGAAGATGCGGGACTGATGGTCCGACGCGGCGCGCAGCCGCTGCATGCGGTCGTGATCTTCGTGCTCAACGAGCGCACCGTGAATCTGTCCATCACCGATCACGATGGGCACTTCCACACCCGAATCGGCATCACGCTGGTTCAGCCGGGCGACCCCCTGCCGGGCGGCAGCTACTGCCAGTGGATGCCGTACCAGATCGCAAGTCAGGCCGCGGCCGCGCCGACCAAGAGCGACGGAGGCATCAGCCCCGCGCTCGCCGACCTGATCGCCAGCACGGCGACCAGCTTGACGCCCGAAGACCTGGCCGGAATCGGCGCCCAGACCGAAGGCGACGTTTCCACCACCACCGAAAGCAAAGCATGAAACTGAAGAAGAACCAGCGTCTCGTCTTCCGCCGCTTCAACGGCGTCAAGGGCGAGGGCACGTTCCTGCGCCAGGAAGCCCACGTCAACGGCCCGTACCTCCAAGTCAAGGTCGCTGGCGCCGACAAGCCGCTGAAGATCCGTCCGGGCCAGGTTCTGTCGATCGACGGCGCCGCCGTCATCTGAGGTCGTGGTGAGCTTCGACGAGCATGGCGTCGACATCACGGTCGACGACATGACTGCTCAGATTGAGCGCGAAGCTCACGCCCTCGCGCTGCAGGCCCGCAAGTCGGGCCTCACCGTCTCCATCGAGCAGGTCAGCGTAGCCCCATGGGCGGCTGGCCGGCACGTGGACGTCATCACCGTCAGCCCGGCGCGCAAGCCGGGAGGAAAGTACTAGGTCCAGTGTGAAGCACCTCTTTGTCCTCATCGTCCTGATCGTCGCCGGCTACGCCGCCTGGCAAGCCTCCGACCCCGAGACGCGCAAGGCGTCAGCCCGCTTCATTACGAAGCACGGCATCGCCCTCGGGGCCCTGCTGGCCGCCTTGCTGTCCCTCGTCGCGTTGGCAAACCACCTCCCCTCTCAGCCTCTTCTGTAAGGAAACCATGAAGTCCATCAAGTCTCTGATCCTCATCCTTTTCGCGACCGTGCTGGGCGCCTGCTCGCAGATCGACACCGGCAACGTGGGCGTCGAGTCAACCCTCGGCCAAGTCAAGCCCGAGACCATGCCGGCCGGCGTCTACTTCACGCTGTTCAAGCGCGTCACCGAGGTGTCCGCCAAGGAGCTGCCGCTGGCCCTCAACGACCTCAAGCCCCAGACGCTCGACAAGATCACGCTAGCCGACTTGGACATCGACATCTACGTCCAGATCGACCCGTCCAAGGCGCCGGCGATCATGACCCGGTGGCCTGGCGACGTGATGCAGATCGACAAAGAAGATGGCGTCAGGGTTGGCATGAACTACGTGACGCGCCAGGCGCGTGAGGCGATCTACAGCGCCGTCGCGGAGTTTGGATCGGGCACCGTGCACACCGAGCGCACTGCGATCGCCGCGAAGGTGGTCAAGGCGCTGCAGAGCGACCTGGACGCATCGGCCGGCAAGGGCTGGTTCTTCGTGCGCAGCGCCAACGTGCGCAACCTCGTCACCGACCCTGCGCTCGAGGCGAACATCAAGGCGGCTGCCAACAGCCAGTTCGTGCTCCAGAAGAAGGAGAACGACATCAAGGTGGCCAAGGCAGAGGCAGACCGCCTGCGCATCGAGGCGCAAGGCGAGGCCGACGCGATCCGCATCAAGGCCGAGGCGGTGGCCAAGCAGGGCGGCACCGAGTACGTGCAACTGCAGGCGATCGCCAAGTGGGACGGGAAGCTCCCGGTCACTCAGGCCGGCGGCGCGGTGCCCTTCATCAACATCGGCAAGTAGTTCGTAGACCGCATGGCACATGCGGGGCCCTCGGGCCGTCATATCCGAGGCCAGCTGCCGGTCCCTCGCCAAATGTGCCGAACCGGCGCCACCAACACGACACCATGAGCTTCCTCGCCCAGGCTTACCTCATCGAAAAGCACGGCCTACGATTGAGCCTCAAGCAGCTCGGAGAGGAGCTCGCCATGTCCGCCGGCAGCATCCGCAACCAGATCAGCGAGGATCGATTTCCGATCCCGACGTACCTGGATCAGGGGCAGCGCTGGGCTGACCACCGAGACGTGGCGGATTACCTGGACCAAAAACGGGCGGCGGCGAAGAAAGGTGCTCTGGCCTGAGGTTGGTGTACCGCATCAGGTTCTCGAGCTTCTTGTGGCCTGTCACCAGGCGGACCTGCTCGATCCGGTAGCCGGCCTCGAATAGCCGGCTCGTGCCTTCATGACGCAGGTCGTGAAAGTGCAGGTCCTCAATCCCAAGCTGGTCGCACATCGCCTTGAAGGTGTCGCTGACCCACTCGTTGTCGACCGGGAAGATCCTTTCGTCGACGTGGGGTTGGCGCTTCAGCACCTTCATCGCGTCACCCAGCAGCGGGCACCACATGTGGTTTCCCTGCTTCTTGCGTGGGTGCTTGCGGTCGCGGATCAGGACCAGCTTGCGCTCCTCGTCTAGGTCCGCCCACAGGATGCGCGTGAGCTCGCCGCGGCGCATCGTCGTCAGGATGGCGGCCAGCATCAGGTCCTGCATCGTCGGGTCAGCGATCTCGAGTAGCCGGACCAACTCGTCCTCTGTGGGCCGCCTCTCTCGGTGTTGGCTGGGGCCCACCAGGCCTGAATACTCGAGCAGCGCCCGGGCCGGCGCCACGATGTCTGGCAGCGGCGTGCGCAGCCACGCGCTGGCGTGCCGCATCACGGTGCCCAGCTTGGAGACCTCCATGCCGATGGTGGCTGGGCCGGCGCCCTCGTCCATGCGCGAGCGGGCCCAGGAGGCCAGCCTCTGCGGCGTCACCGCATCGACCCTCCAGCCGCCCATGCCCTCCTCGAGATGGCGCAGCATGTAGAACTCGGTCGAGCCGCGCGCCACTGGGCGCTGGCCGGTGTCGCGCAGCTCCCGGAAGGCCTCGACTGCCTGGCTGACCGTGATGTCCGTGCCGACGGTGGGCGGCTTGCCGTCTTCGATGTCACCCTCTACCCTTGCGGCGAACTGCTTGGCCAGCCGCTCAGTGGTGAGGGTCTTGGTGATCGTCTTGTGTCCCTTGCGTCGGATCTGCACGCGCCAGGACTTCGGGCCCATTTGCTTGATGCTTGCCACGCCGTAGCACCTCCAGTGCTACCGATGCACACGAGTCGATGCACAAGTAGCAATCGACGGTGACAACGGGTGACAAGCAGTGTACCTTGATGATGCCTGGAAGCGGTTCTACAGGCGGTGACCAGCACCAAGCCTCCGTAGCTCACGGGGTAGTCGCCCAGCAGCCATGCGGGTCTCCGGGCCGTCGTAGCAATCGCGTAGCAGTAGTGGCTTAGAGGGGCCTTGCTAGATTCGGCGCATGCTCATACTTTTCGTTCTATTCGGACTGTTCTTGTGGGGCCTGGCAAAGGCCCCGCGAGAGATCACCCAGCTGCTCTTGACTGCTGGGTGGGTCTTGCTGGCGGTGGGTTGCACCGCCAGCATCGTCCAATCCATCTCCCGGTAGCCTACCGAGGCTGCATCTGGTCGAAGGCCCGGTTGAAGGCCGCCATGCGCGCGGTGATCTTCTCCTCCACTGCGCGAACCTGTTCGCGCGGTGCGCCAGACTCAATCAGCGAGCTCTTCTCCTTGCGCAGCTTCGAGATGTCTCTCTCGGCCCGGTTGACCTGGGCCATGAGGTAGGCGTCCGGCCGCGAGGCGCGCAGTGCGGCCGCCTCCTGGCTCCTACCGTCCTTCTGCAGGCCCTTGATCTCCGTCTCCAGCTCGTTCAGCTTGCGCGACGCGGAGTAGAAGGCCGTGCCCTCGCTCTGCTGGCTGGCGGCGTTGCCGATCAGGCGGCCCACCAGCGGGATCTTGTAGGTCGGCAATGACTCGCCGGTGGCCAGGCTAGAGCCGGTCTGTTGGGCCTTGGAGATCTCGTTGGCCACCCCGCCGCCCAGGGCGGAGATCAGGTAGTCGAGCTGGTCCGGGGTCGGGCTCACCGCACCGCGCAGGTAATGGTTGCCGCCGGTGGCGTAGTTGATCGCCTCGGCCATCACGCGCGACCAGGCTGTCGCTGTGTCCTTCACCAGCGCATGGCCCGGGATCGCCGGGTTCATGCTCTCCTTGGCGATCGGCCGGCCCTGCCAGTCCTTGTTCTCGGTCAGCGCCACCAGTGGGTCCACCGCGGTAGGCGCCAGCGTCTGCATCGAAAGGCCGCTGGATCCGGTCGGCACAAAGGCCTCGGCCAGCAGGCCAACCATGGCTACGGCGCGCTGCGGCGTCTTGTCGAAGCCACCCATGGCCCACTCGGTCGTCACGCGGCCCAGGTTGGGTAGCACGTGCAGGCCCAGCGGCATGGGGATCGAGATGTAGCTCTTGCCGCCGGTCGGGATCACGATCGACCGCTCGCGAACGAACTCCGGCGGATCATCGTCGCTGAAGCCGGCGGCAGACAGCGCCAGCGCCTGCGCCACGCCCAGCAGCACGCCGCCGGTCACGATGCGCTTGCCGACGCGCGACAGGCGGATTGTCTTGGGCTTGCCGGGCTCCATGTCGAAGAGCAGCTGGCCCAGGCGGGCTGTGCCCTGCGCGCTGGCGTTGAAGAAGGCGTAGAGAGCGCCGATCTGCTGGCCCAGCTCGCCCTTGCGGTTGAAGTTGGCGCTGATGTTCTTGGCGATGCTGGCGGCCTTCTCGCGGGCCTCAGTCTCTCCCAGGCCCTCCGACAGGAACTGCTCCTTGCCGGCCTTGTAGACTGCCAGGCGGGTGGCATTCTCGAGAGTGTCGTTGTAGTCGGTGAGCCATTGGAAGACGCCCTTCGACGCGCGCATAGCCTTGGCCATGGGGACCTTCAAGACGCCGTTGGCGGTGAAGATCTTGCCCAGCTTGGTGTCGGTCCAGGCGTCAGGGTTGATGGCCTCACGGATGGCGTCGGCGCGGTCGGCGCTGTCGGCGTAGAGCTGGCGGAAGCCAGTCTGGCCGCCGGCGTCGCGGAACTCGTCGAAGAGCTTCTGCAGGTCGCCGGTGTCCTTGCCGCTGCGCAGGTTCGAGTAGATCTGCTTCACCGCGCGCATCGAGTCGGCGGCGATCTGCTTCTGCTTACCATCCAGCGGGGTGCTCTTCAGGTTGAGCATCACGGCCTGGAAGTCGCGCATGAAGTTGATGACGCCGAAGACCGGGTTGTACTGGGTGACGATCGCGCTGAAGTAGCGGGTGACCGCCGCTGCGCCACCCAGGAAGCCCTCCATGCGGGCAGCCTCGAGGTTCTTCAGCGAGGCGGCGGCGCGCACGGCGCGGGAGTCCTTCTCGTCGAAGATGACAGCGTGCTCCTTGACGCTGCCGTCGGCCTCCTTGAACTTGGCCACCAGCACGTTGGGTCGCATCTTGAACATCGGGTCCGGCCGCTGCACCACGACGCCCTTCTTGGGGTCGTAGGTCGGCGTCGTGGGCGTCAGGTCGACGGTCCAGAAGTCCTTGTTCTCGTTCTCGCGAGCCAAGTTCACCAGCGCCTGGCCGACGCGGTTCTTCTCGCCGCGCACGATCACGCGCTCGCGCTGCAGCGCGATGTTGGCCAGGATGTCGACGACCTTCTTCGTCGAGCCGGTGCGGCTTTTGACCTCGCGGCCCTTGATGCTGAAGCCCTGGCCCATACCAAGGCCGGACGGCGCGTCGCCATCGTCCTCGCGCATCAGCGGCACGTAGTGCTGGAACATCTCGCCCCAGCCCTTGACCGTGTCTGCGCCCTCGAGCTCGTAGTCGACCATGAGCTGGCGCGTCCTGGCCAGCATCTTGTCGACCTGTGCGGCGACGGCAGCCAGGTGCTCTCGCTTGTCGGATGGCAGGCCAGCCAAGTAGTCCTGGGCATCCTTGGACTTCATGCCGGACCCGCCGTCCTGGAGGTCCTGGCTGTCTGGGTTGCGCTCGGCTACGAGGTCGTTCGCCTCCTTTGCGTGGCGAGCGTGCAGGTACTCGTCGAGCTCCTCGATGGTCAGGCCGCGGTCAGCCATGGCCTTCGTCAAGGGCTCGAGCTCCTTCTTGGTGAAGTCCTCGGTGCGCTTGGCAGCACGGCCGTGGAAGAGCTCCTCCTTCAGGTATGCGTCGCGATCGTTGGCGATCTCGACGCCAGCCTCTTTCAGGGCCTGCTGCACGCGGAGGAGGTCGACGTTCTTGTCCTGGAACTTCTGGACGGCATCATCGAACTTGGAGGCGCCTGGCGTCTGCCAGTTGCGCGCGGCGCTGGAGAGGATGTTGGAGTCGGTCTCGTCGAAGCTACCGTCGTTGAAGACGCTCTTGACCTGGTTGGCGTCGAAGACGGCCACTTCCTCCATCTCGCCGTCATTGCTGAGGTGCATCACCCCGTCGTAGCCCTTCGACTTCAGTTCATCGATGAACGCCTGATCCATCAGCCAGGGGCTATTGCCCTTGCTCTTGAACTGGCCGTATACCTCTCTCCAGTTGGAGCTGTTGCTGCCGAGTGCGTTTGTCAGGCGCACATACAGAGGAATCTCGCGCGTTCCGGGTTGGAACTGGCCCTTGCGGCGCGTGCCGGTGTTGTGGCCAGAGGCCATGACTGATGGGTCCGGCCGAACCCATATCGCCGGCCCGCTGAGCGTGGCGTCGTTGCCTCCGGGCTTGAATTCAGAGAAGTCGCTCTTGGTCTGGTGGTACATAACCATCGGGCGGCTGTCGTTGTCGGTGAGAACGCTGCCACCGAACCAGCGCTTGAACTCGGGCGTGTCGGTGCGCTCGCGAGAGAACTGCGCGTCGCCGCGACCGAACTCATCGGCAATCTTCGCCTTGTTGTCGAATGTGATTGAGGTGGCTTCGCCCAGGACAATGTCTTGCCCGCGAGATCCGGGACCGACGTACTCGAAGTCTTGGCCCATCAGCCTCTGGCCAGAGATCTTGGCGCCGAAGTCGTCAGTCGCGCCGTACTGGTACAGCACGATCGGTACTTGGTTGTAGCCGGCCTTCTGCAGGGCGGCCATGCGGTGCCGACCCTCGTGGCCAACGATGCGCCACTCCTTGTCGTTGGAGCGCTTCTCAACCTTCAGGAACGGGGTCTGCGACTCCGAAGTGAGGTTGCCCATGTCGAGTTCACCAGCCTCGCGGCGGATGCGCTCTATCGCCTCAGGAGACTCGGTGGTCGCAGCGAGGAAGTCGCTCGGATCGATGTAGGTCAGCGCGGCTCGAGACTTGCCGCTGGTGTAGCCCCACTCGTTCATGACGCGGTCGAGGCGGCTCTCGTTGAGGCCCATCGCGGCGCGCTCGGTAGACTTGGTAATGTCCGGATTGTCAGTCGCAAAGGCGCCAGTGTTGCCGATTGCGGACTTGATCTGGGTGGGCTCCAAGGCCACATACAGATCGCGCTTGAACTCCGCACCTCCGCGAATGATCGCGCCGTCGTGACCGCGGGCTTCGACACGCGAAAAGATGTCCTCCCACCTCCCGTCGAAGAACTTGTCGGGCGACTTCTTCGTGCTGATGACCAGCGGATTCTGCAGCGACAGGTACACAGGCATGATCGTGGCTGTGCCGCGGCCGAAGTCGGCCCGCTCCGGATCTGACGGGTTCAGGTACGCGCCAGACGGCTTCTCGGCGTACACGCTTGCGGTGCCGGGGTTGCTGGTGAAGAACATGCCGCGGCGGGCGCCGGAGCTGAAGTAGTTGCGGCCGGCGCGCGTCGGGTCAAACTCAGCAAAGTCCTCTGCCGTGCCGTGGTACACAACCAGCGGCTTGCCCCCGGCATCGACGACCTTGCTGTCGCCGAACCAATTCTTGAAGGCTTCTGTGTCGGTCTGTCGCTCGCGGCTGAACAGCGGCATGCCGCCGGAGGCCTTGTCGCGCATCTCGTCGGTGACGAGGAAGCCGGGCTGTTGAATGTCGCCAATCGTCTTGATCTCGACTCCATTGCGCACCACAGCCCGGCCGCCCGGCATCTTGGGCAGAGTCACCTTCGTCATCCCCTCCCCGCCCATCTTCTTCACCAGGCCGCCGGCCGCCTGCGGCACGATCTTGTCGTAGAAGGCCTTCATGCCTTCGCCGCCGACCTTGAGGTCGAGGCCGGAAAGCGATCTGTCGCCATCCTCGTCCGGCGTCATTTCCAGCAGCTTCTTGGCAACATCCTTGCCAACATAATCTTCAAGTCGATCTGCAGTCACATCGCTCTCATCAATGACTGCGCGGCCACTGGTGCGGCGCTCGGATGTGTTCTTGTCGTAGGCCGTCAGCCTCTTTGTGTCTTCATTCCAAAGCACCTTGCTGATTTGCTTGCTCAGGTCATACCGATCAGCACTCTGCTCGCCGTTCACAAACGCGACGGCATCGTAGCCATCGTCCACCGCCAGCTTGATGACTCGCTTCATGGCAAGGTTGAGCCACTTGGTGGTGTCGTCGATGAAGGGGGCGCTCGGAACGCCGCCGCTATTGATCTTCTTCTCGCGGACGATGTACTCGCGCGCAGCCTGCTCGCTGGAGTGCTGCGACTTCAGGATCTGGAAGACGTTGTCGGGTGTCTTGATGTAGTAGAAGGTCGCCGGAAGCGGACCATCGGTGAGTTGCACGTCCTCCAGCTTGTAGCTGGACTGAATGCCTTTCTTGCGAGCGTCTTGCGCGAAGTCGCTCTGCAGCTCCTCGACGAACAGCACGCGCTTGCCGTCGGCATCGACGCGGTCGTTGAGGCGAATGTGCGCGAGCACGTTCTTCTGGTCCCAGTGGCCTGACTTGTAGCCCGCCTTTGCCAGTGCAACCAGGCGCGCCTCCTTGTTCTTGCGCTCACCGGACGCCATGCCGCGCAGCAGCTGAGCCGCCTCTCGCTGGCCCTGGCTGGCCGTGCCGGACGCAACCTTGGCGTCCATGGCGCGCAGCGCGGACTCCACGCCTCCGGTCTCGGTCGCCTTTGCAATGGCCGTGTCTATCGCCAACTGCGAGAAACCCATGTCCAGCAGCTTGTCCTTGCTGGAGCGCATGCGTCCGACGGTCCATGGCTCGATCTCTGCGAGCTTGGGCTCCGGCAGCGTCAGCAGCACCTCGCGGTAGTTCGTGCCGCCGGGGAGGGTGTATTGGCTGTATTTGGTGCTGGACTTGTCGTAGTTGAAGTCAACGCCGGACGAAGCCCATTGCCTTGCCACATCCTCGTTTTGAGTGCTCTCCCCGGTATCCATTCTGGTCCAGCGATCGCCGTCACCCAGAACCGTCTCCTCAACCCGCACGCCGCCCTCGGCCAGGTACTCGCCGATCTCCGCCTTCGAGACCTTCTCCTTGCCCTTGAGCTTGAGCCAGTCCTCGATGCCGGACCAGGTCACCTCGTCTTGCTTGACGCCGAGCTTGCTGGCGTTGGCCTTGAGCCATTGCGACCACTGCACGGCCGACTGGTTGTCCAGGCGCGCGGGGACGCCTTCAATCGCGCGCTCGAGCTGGCTGTACCAGTGGCGCTCGGCGCTCTTGCGGATGTCGGGGCTCCACGAGAACGAGCCGTCGTTGCCGATGGCGCTCTTGACCTGGGTCGGCTGGTAGGTGACGACCTCGGAGATCTTGCCGCCGCGCTTGAGCACGACGCCGTCGTGGCTGGCCTTGGTGGCGGCAGACATCAGCTCCTTGCCGGTCCAGCCGTGCTCCTCGTTGGCCTTCTCGACCTTCTTGATTGCCTTGTCGCGCGGCATGCCGGCGGCAACCAGGCCCGTGATGACCGGGTCTTGCTTGTCGTCGTGCTCGATCACCAGTGGGTTCAGCAGGCGGGCATAGAGCGCTGTGACCTTGCCGTCGGGGCGACCCCAGCCGCCGGACTCGCCGGCGTACATCTCGGCGCGACCTTCATCGGGGGTCATGTAGAAGCCGTAGCCCAGAGCACCCCGCGTGCTGGCCTTGGGGATGCCCTTGCCGGGCGGCTGATCAACAAGGGGGAAGCCGCCGTGGTACAGCGTCAGCGGCTTGCCGCCGGGCTTGCCGTCAACGGTCATGACGCTGTCGCCGAACCAGCGCTTGAACTCGGGCGTCTGCGTGACGTCGCGCTCAGTGGTCCTGCTCACCTCCGGCGCCCGCAGGTACTCCAGCCCTCCGCTGGCCAGGAATGCCTTGATGGCGGCCATGCCACGAAGAACGACGTTCTCGCCGTCGGGGCCGCGGAAGGTGTAGCTGCAAGACTTCATTGGCGCGCTTCTCCGATCATAATTTCTTTCCTGAGCAAATACCCCTGATGCGCTGTCATCGCATCCTTGAACCCGCTACCGACCCCGTCTCGACCTTTGACTCTGACAGAGTACGAAAATGTGCCGCTATTGCGATCAAAGAACACGCCACGAAAGCCTGTCGTGTTGGCGGACCCCGGGGCGTGAATGTTCAGCATGTTGGTGGATTGAGGCACATCCCTAAGGTTGGTGATCCTGTTGTTCAGCCGGTTGCCGTCAATGTGATCGATCTGATTTGTGGGCCAGGTTCCGTGCGCATACAGCCACGCAAGGCGATGGGCTCTATAGACGGAGCCGCTGATTGAGATTTGCCAGTACCCGTCGGTGGATCGACACCCGGCAACGGAGCCCGCCTTTGCGCAGCGCCGGCTGATGCGGCGCGTGAAAATGCCCGTCTGTTCGTCGTACACGAACAGCTGATGCAGTCGCTCCTGGCAAATGTCGCTTTTGGGCTGGATTGGCATTTTTGTTCGTTAGTCGCAGTTGATCGTCAAGCTCCCGGAGTCTTCCAACTCCTGCAGCAGGTCGAGGATATTGTCGTTGACTTCTTTGATCTTCTGGGCCTGAGGGTGGGCACTTGCCGCAGTCTCGGCGCGGGCTTTGCGCTGGCCCATCGCGCCAAGGTCCTCGAACAGGTCGATTAGGTCCTGGTCGGGCTCGAACGACACCTCGTCGGCAGCGCGTCCCTCTTGCCAGGTCCACTCCGGCATGAGCCCCGTCTTCTGGTCGGCGAAGATGGTGTCCTCTACTTTGGCGCCGCGGTTCTTGTCGCCGTTGGGGCCGTAGTTGAGGAAGGAGTTCTGGCCGCGCGTCTCGCTTGTGATGGCGCCGAGCGCTGGGCCATCGAACAGCCGCACGTGAGCCTGCCATGCGTTCTCCTCGCCCTGCGCACGGAAGCCGGCGCCCTCCAGGCCGTGGCCAAAGGCGTCATGAACGGCGCGGAACAGGTCGTTGGCCAGCACGCGCTTCGGCTCGCCGTCGGTAACACCCCACGGCCACTTGATGCCAGTGTCCGCAAGCAGCGGGTTGTCGGCGACGTCCAGGTCGCTGCTGCCGAAGCCAGCCTCTGTCGCGAAGACCCCCATCACCTTGTTGACCCGCAGGTCGCGCATGGCGTTCCACGGGTTGCCCTTGTATGGGTCGTTGGTCTCGTCGAACAGGTAGAACTGATAGCCGGCCGCCTCGAGCGCCTTGTACTGCGCGACAGTCTGCTCGATCAGGCTGGCGTAGGCTGCCTTGACCTTGGGGTCCTGCGGCGCGTGTGGCATGGCGTCGTAGGCGGCCGCGATGCGGCGTGCGCGCCCTTCATCGACGCCGACGTACTCGGCCTGGCGGCGCAGCTTGATGCCGCGCGCTGCCGCGTAGCGCTCTGCTACTTCGACGAGTCGGGGGTCGGGACCGGCCGCGCCTTGGACAGCTGGCGCACCCGCAAGCGGCGTAAGGCCTCGGCCTTGATTCCGTCCTCTTCCGTCTCGTTCTGCTGACCGGCGCGCAGCGGCGCCGGCACGCTTGCCAGCAGCTCCGCGGTCATCGGAGGAATCCCCTGCGGATGCTCCATCCTCAGATACGTCTCCATCGTCAGAGGCCGGTTCATCTTCAACATACGCGCCAGGGTCGCGTCCTTCCCAGCTAGGGGGGTCAATGCGTCCACCAAGCTCGAATACTTGTTGTCGGGCTTTTTCATAGCTCAGGCGTCCTTTGCTGTAGCGGTCCCAGACCGCGTCGATCGCGTCGACGTTGCGCTCCTGGGCCTTGAATGTTGGCACGTACAGGCCGCGGATGGCCTCCCACGTGATCGATTGCATCTCGCGCGGGAGGATACCGCGCTCTGCGGCAGCGCGCCGGTACGCCTCCTCGTAGAGGGCGTATACACCCTTCAGACCGGCGTGCGCGCTACTGGGGCCGCTGAAGTTGTGCTTCACCTCGAGCGAGTTGCCAGACAGTGCGCGCAACAGCGCGGCCGCCACCGCATGAGTGTCGATCGTCACGTGCCCGTTCGGGCTATTCGGCACGAGGATGTTGTTGTAGAAGTTTCGGACCTTGTGCATCCGCCCGAGAGATGTGCTGATGTTCTCAAAGCTGCCGTTCTCGAAGATCGAAACAGCTTTGGCGATCGTGCTGTTTCCACCCCACGCCACGCGCCCGAGGGTGCCGCCCTTCGTGCGCGCCTCGGCGATGAAGTCGCCCTCCGGCGAGACGATGTAGAACGAGCTCGAGTTGTGCGCCTGGTCGTACACGCGCACCCACATCGCGCGCAGGTACGGGTCATCGATGTCCTGCAGCGTCTCGCCGCGGATCTCGGCGATGTCCTCGTCGTAGGCTTCATTGCCGAAGATCCGGCTGGCCGTCTCGTCCATCTGATTGGACCATCGAAAGGCCTGTCGCTCGCTCAGGATGTCGGCCACGCGGTTGGCCAGGCTCACGTTCATGAACCAGTCTTTCTGCGGGCTCAGAACGGCCAGGATGCCGGCCGCCTGGGCGTCGGTGATGCCGTACTTCTTCACCCAGCGCTGCGCGATGGCGTTGGCTCCGTCATACCAGAGCTTGCTGCGGCTGCGCGTTGCAGCCGGCACCCGGTCGTGCAGCCACGTCAGGTTCTCCACCATCTGGCGGACTATGCGCTCGAGCTTCTTCTCGGGCGTGTCGGCGCTCGGCGCTGCGCGGTAGTTCGGATAGGACTCGACCAGCTCGGTGACGGCGCTGAGCCACTTCTCCTGGCCGAGGCCTGCGGCGAAGTCGCTGATCAGAAGGTTTGCGCGGGCGTCCTCTGGCGTGAAGTTCTTCGTTTCCTTGGCGTACGGCGTGCGAGTGCTGACCTCGAACTCATGCACGCGGATGTGCTCGCGCGGCGCGCTCTTGCGGATGTCGTCCTCGGTGACGCTGTACTCGCCGCCGTTGAAGTCGGCGCTCTTCACCTGGTTCGGGTCGAGTGCGACGAAGATGTCGCTCGGCTCGCCCGCGTAGCTGCTGCGACCGCCACCCTCGTCCACCACCTGGCGGATGATCGCGCCATCGCTTCCGCCGCGCTGTGCTTCGCGCACGACGCTGTCTGTCGACTCGTAGTGGTCGGTGGCTTCCTCGATGTTGCCGCCCTTTTGAATGACCAGGTCGAAGGCGTCGCCGTGGTCTGCAAAGTACCCGCTACCATCGTCTTTGAACAGTTGCTCGCCGTCGTCGTCAACCACCATGAACTGGCCGTTGCGGCTACCGTCCCAGTTGGCCCCCTCAAAGTCTCTCTCGATCGGCTTTCGGATATTCAGAAACAGCGCATAGATTCCAGGCTTCTGCGCGTCCTGTTCACCAAACTCCGAAATATCGCCGGCGCCAAGCATCCGCCCGCGGCCGAGATGCACGTAGCTCGCGGCCATCGGAAGGTCGTCTGTCGTGAAGATGCCGAGGTCGCCGCGCTTGGTTCCGCTGGGCTTCCAGAACTCTGCGAAGCCGCCGTTGTCGGTGCCGTGGTAGACCACCAGCGGCTCTCCGCTGCTGCTGACGACCTTTGACACCTCGCCGCTAGCGTCATTCCAGACGCCGCCCTGCATCGCAGCGAACTTCTCCCAGTCGCCGAACCACTTCTTGAAGCTCGGCGTGCGCACGTGCAGCCACTGGCGCTCCGACAGGTTTGTCTGGCGCCCGTTGGGCGACTTCATCCACTGATCGGTGCCCTCGTACTTCTTGCGAACGGCCTCGATCTGCTCCGCCGGGGTGGCCAGGCGCTCCTTGCTGAAGCGGATGGACGAGCCGATGCGCGCCATCTCGGCGTTGGCGGCCTCGGCCTGGTCGGCCGGGATCGTCAGGGTGCCTGCGCGCATGCGGGCGCCGGGGATGTTTCCGACCTCGACGGCATCGATCTCCTTGGACATCAATCCCTTGGAGATCGGGGGGCGCTCAACCGCGGGGGCCACTGCGCCAGGCAGCTTCTCACCGTCCTTGATCGAGCCCATCATTCCAAGGTACTCGGGGGTGATCGAGCGCTTGCCCAGCATGATGACGACGCCAGGCTGCGTGCCGTCTCGGCGGTCCAGGTATCCATCGTACCCCGCGTCCAGCACAGAGCTCTCGAAGTCCGCGAGAGACTTCCCGCGCCTCAGGCCGAGCGCGTCCTTGTTCATGTCGTACACGCCAGACAGCTTCGTGCGGTGAGCGTGCGTGCCAAGGCCTGGCAGCGGAGTGATGCCGGTGCCCTTGTCGACGTAGAAGTAGATCCGCTGGCGAATGCGCTGGTCTTCTGCGTCCTGGAACTGCTCGCGGTTGGCGTCCTGCAAACCTTGGCCATGCGTCGCTGAACTCAGGGCCTTGCGAGGCTCGCGGCTAAAGTGATAGCCGGTGACCGTCATGCCGCGCTCTGGCGATCGGCGTGCCTCGTCAGATCCGGGGCCCCGTGTGCCGCGCACGGCGTCAAGGATCTTTTGGTACAGGGGGCGGTTTTCCCAGTCGCGATTTGCGCGCACCGCCTCCTTGCGGTCAGACTCACTGGCCCTCCACTTGGCGAGCTCTGCTCTCTTGTCGGGGTGGTCGGAGCCGAGATCCTCAAAGACGCCCACGACGAACTTGTCAGGCATCCTGGACCACATGCGCTCACCAAATGAACGCCCCCACTCTGCCGACTGCTTTTTGGGCGTTGCTCGCGCCGTCACGGAGAGTGCCGTTGCCATCGCCTCCGCCCAGGCTGACGGGTCTCGCGATACAGCGCCAGACTCCAGTCCTGAAACAACCCCGCTTGATGGCCCGTAAAAGATCCTGTTCAGGCGCTGGTTGGCGGCCTCCGCCCTGGCGGCGGATCGAACCTCATCTTCAGAGGACCCGCTGGACCAGTTGACGTAGAGGGTTTCTACGTTTTCTGTATCCACAACGGTGGGCAGAACTTGTATGTAGCCGCGACCGGCCTGCCGCAGCTGCATCTCGCTGAGCATTGCGCTATAGACGGGAATCCGAGGTGCGCGATCAAGTCCTGGGAATCCGTCGCGCGCAGCAACTGCCGCCACGGTAGCTCCGATGTCCGCCATCATGTCGCCACTGAACTTGACGCCAAGCTCCTTCTGCGCGCTGGCGTTGTCGTTGTATGGCAATCGCTTGATTGCGTAGTAAGCCTCTGTGCCGCGGTAATCTACGCGCAAGCCGGGCGGCCAGCCTTCCAGGTACTTCTTGGAAATCTCACTGAATCCGACGCGTCCCCGCGACTTCAGCACCTCCGCCTGCATGCCCGCCTTCGACTCCCCGCTCTGCTGCAGGTAGGCCGCCAGGCCGTCGCGGTAGGCCGCACGGATGGAGTCGAGGTCGGTGACGAAGCCATTCTCGGGGTCGTCGGCCTTGAACTTCCGGCCCTTCACCGTGCCGGCGATCTTGTCGATCATCGACTGGAGCGTCGCGATCAGGCGGGCGATGATGCCCTTTGCGTCCTTGCCGTTGTCGGCGCGGATCTTGGCGAAGACCTCCTCCCAGAACTTGGGGTCGGTCATCAGGTTGCCACCCAGGTCGGAGACCAGCTCCTCGAGCTCGCCGCCCTGCTCCTCGCTCAGCGCGCCGTCTCCGCGCTTCTCGCCCTTCTCGGCGCCGTAGTAGTCCTTGCGGAATCCCTTGGGGTCTTTCACGCTGGTCTTGACGACGGCCGCGATCGCGTCCCAGGCCTTGGGGTTGGTCAGGCGAAGGGTATGCAGGAACTCATGGCCCATGACGGCCATAGGGCTGATCGTTGAGATCTCATTCAAATAGATCGTGTTAGGTTCGTTCGGAACCACAAAGCCGTCGCCAGGGCGCACGCCGCTCACGTCAGCGAAGAAGACGACTTTCTTGCCCAGCGCCTTTGCGATGGCTTTGATGAGTGCTGCAGACTTCTTGCTGATGCGGGTGGCCTTGCCGTCTCGCTCAGGCGACTCGGTCTCTCCAAGCGCGTCCACACCGCGGCGCTCGAAGCGCACGTTCTTGCCATCCATGCGGACGGTGAACGAGCCGGATTCGGGCTCGACTTCGGTGGCGATGTCGGGTGCCGCTTCTGCGGCGCCGGTCGTTGCCTTTTCAGCATCATCCTGCTGGGCCGGCGCGGCTTCGGCAGCCGGCGCCATCGTGGCGCCCTGGTCCTTGATCCAGGCGCGGAACTCGTCCTGGGTCATCTCAGTGATGTTGCCCAGGCCCTTCCAGCCGCTGCTGAAGTTCGACAGGTAGCCGGCGCGCGCGGCCGACTCGCTGTCGAAGCCGAACATCACCTTGTGCTCGTCGAGCTTGCCGCCCTCCGTGACCTGGTCGATCACCCAGATCTTCGGGCTTGCGGGGTTCGGCCCCACGAAGACGTCCACCGGGTCGCCGTCGACACCCTTGGTGCCGGCGATCTCGCCGTAGTGGTGCTTCATCGTGGTCTTCCACTGCACCGGCGCATCAGGGCGTGCGCGGCGGATGGAGCCGACGGGGTTCTCGATGCGAACGGTCACGCCGTTCAATGGGATCGGGTCACCCTTCTTCCAGTTGATCGCGTCGATCTGGGCCCAACTGGGATCCTTGCGGTCGTTCTTCGGGCTGGTGGCGGCGGCGTGAGCTCGCTCGTCGACCATCTTGCGGATGGCCTCGCGGGCCAGCGCTGCGTCGGCACGGCCAGACAGGCGCATCTCAGCGCCCGTTCGCGAATTGCGAATCACGAATACGCCGTCGCGGCGCTCAACGGTCTCGAAGCCCTGGGCAGCGGCGGCCTCGATCTGGGCCTTGCGCTTGCGGATGAAGGCGGGCCCATTGCCAGCCGGGATGGCGACGTCGGGCAGGGCCAGCAGCGCCGCGTCACGCTCCTCGGACTTGCGGATCTGCTGCAGCTGCAACTTGTCGGTCGCGCTCAGGTTCGCCGGGTTGACGGCGGCATCGTTCATGACGCGCATCTGCTCGACGGTGTAGTTGCGGCGCGCGATGTCGACCAGCGACTTCTGCTCGGCCGTGCGGAGGGCCGGGATTGTCTTCAGGGCGGCGATGACGTCGTCGGCGGAGGGCGCCGGCGCTGCAGCCCTCTCGCCCGGGCGTGCGGCCTGGGTGGCGGCGCGCTCGGCGGCCAGAGCCTTCATGCGGCTGTCGCTGCGGTCGCGCTGCTCCCGGGCGATCAGGTCGGCTTCGGACTGCTGGCCCTGGCGCAAGCTCTCGCGCGGGGCGCGGCCCAGCGCGATGCCGGTCGCGCCGGTGAGCTGCTGGTCGGTCGAGGGCTCGCCGGCCAGGCTCTCGTCGATGCGGTCGTACGGCTTGCCGACGCCGGCCTCCTGGAAGATTCGGGCCTCGGCCGGGCTGGCCACGCCGCCGCGCTCCTCGACGTTGCGCAGCGCGCGGTCGATGATGACCTGGCGGGGGCTGTCCTCAGCGCGGCGCTGGGCGTCCTTGCCGGCCAGCGCTGCGGACTCCAGGCGGGCCTGGTCGGTGGCTGTGACGGCGACGGGCGCCGGTGCGGCGGGAGCGGCCGTAGCGGCCGGCGCGCGCATGTTGCGCTCGAGGTTTGCCTGGCGCTGCTCGTCGATGCCGGCGCGGTCGCGGGCAAAGCCAACGCCAGACGTGCCGCCAGCGCCTGGCTGAGCGTCCATCTCGTCGGCCCGGCGGCGCAGGCTCGCGGCCTGCTGGCGCAGCGCTACGGCGCGGTCCAGCACCTCGGGCGAAGCGTTGGGCGCGGACTCGATGTCGATCGCGGCCTGCTCGCGGCGGTCGGCCTCGTCGCGGGAGCGCTGGCCGGCCGGATTAGCCAGGCCGCCATCGCGCTGGCCAATCAGCTCGGCGTCGCGGTCGACGCCGGCGCGCAGCTGAGTCGCGGTCGGCCGCGGGCCGGTCGGGCGATCTTCGCCGCCGGAGAAGCCGGAGATCTCCTCGATCCCCGTCTCGATCGTCGGGGCCGGGTTCGCTCTGGCCCACTCCATTGCCATCTCGACGCGCGTCAGGGCCTGCTCGCGCATGGCGGGCTGAGCACTCTTGCTAGTGGCGATCGACAGGTCCTTCAGCAGGGCCGAGGGCTTGATGGGGGAGGTGTCTGCGCGCAGCGCATCCATCAGGCTGCGGTCGACGCGCAGGGCGTCGCGAGCGGCCATGGCGCGCGGGCCGATCTCGTCGGGCACGGCGCCAGGGGTAGCGTCTCGGGCGCCCTTGAGTGCCTCGTATTCTTGCTGCTGCCCGGGCGTGAAGACGCCGCCCTGCTGGCCGATGGCCTCGAGCTCGGCCAGGCGCTGGGCCGGGTCTACGGGGGCTGGCGACGCGGGCTGCGGCGCAGCATCGGTGGCAATCACACCCTGAGTTGCCGCCTTGGACAACGGGCTGTTTGGCTCCGATGCCTTGCGCGCCACGGGATCCATCTCAGGCCGCCGAAGCGCCGCAACGCCGCCGACAGCATTGCCGCCGATCATGCCGCCAACGAAGTCACCAGCAGTGTCCCGCAGCGGGTCAGCCATCGGATCTCGGCCGAGGCCCAGGTCCTCACCAATGTTCTGCCCAACCTTCTCGGAGACCTCTTGCCCGCCTTCAGCCATCCCAATAACAGGGGCCCCAACAGCGAGGCGCGTCGGCAACTTGTTTCCGAGCATCTTCGTGATGCCCTGCTTCAAGATGATGTCTTCGATCACCTTTGCGTTGACTGCGCCGCCGACCGCACCAAACACGGCCGCACCCATGCCGGCGAGCTGCGCCGCGGAGTTCACAACAGCAGACCTTGCCTGAGCCTCGTCGCCTGTTTCGCCGAACGCCTGAGCGTAGGACGGGACTGACGACATCAGCTGCTCGTGAGTCATGCCGGAGATCGCCTTCTCGGCGCTCTTGCGAACCTCTTCTGCAGCAGCGCCCCCGGTCTGCGCAGCACCGAATCCGGCGCCAGCCACTTTTGCCGTACGAGACGCGGATGCCAGGCGGGCAACATCCCCAGCTTTGGCTGTAGATGCGACGCGCGCCATCGGGCCGACCATCGGGATCATCGTCGAGGCCAATGACCCAAGGACGTTTGCCGTCAGCATCCCCCAGGCCTGGGGGGAGCTCGGCAGCTTCTCCAAAGACAGGTCGGCGAGGCTTCCCTCGATGTTGCTGTCTGCGAGGGCCGCTCGGCCGCCCTCCGTCATGTTCTGCCGCAGTGAATCGGCAGTCCCCGCGAAGACGTTCTTTCCCTCGTAGTCGTTGGTGCCGCTGACCTTGTTGGCCACGGCTGCAGCCACCTCTCCGCCAGCTTGAATGATCGAGCCAATGCCAGAGGCTCCAGACGCGATGAACTCGCGCACGAAGTCGCCGGCAGTCGCTCCAGGCTTCCTGGAGGCGAGAGGGATGAACTCCTTCGACGGAGTGCCGTAGTACTGCTTGTCGGGCTCGGCTGCGCCGGCCGGCATCGGGACGCCGGCACGAGACAGAACGGCCGGCACGTAGCTTCGAGTCTCCTCTGGCAGCTTTGCAAGCCAGGCGTCCGGCTGGCCGTCGCGCTGCGCAAGTGCTACCGCGCGCCGAACCGCGCCAGGGCCTGCGTTGTAGGCAGCCAGCGCCTGAGGCACGTTTCCGAATTCGTTCAGCTGCTTCTGAAAGTAGGCGTTGCCGATCGCCTTGTTGTAGTCGGCGTCGCGCTGCCACCGATCCCGATCCCACGGCAGGCCCGCCAGCGCAGCGGCCTCGGGCCCCGTCTTCTCCATGACCTGAGCGATGCCGACGGCGCCAGCTGAGCTCGTGATGGGGGCGCCATTCTTGTCGAATTGCCGGCCGCCGGACTCTTGCGACAGCAGCGCATCGAAGATGGCAGCGGTGCCGCTCTCCGGCTGAGAAGCCTGGCCGGATTGAGGTGCGGCAAGTAGGTCATCTGCGGTGAACGGTGTCAGGCTGTTCTTCATTCGTCGATTCTTTCAGTCGCATGCGGTTGGAGCATCACTGGACGCGCGTGTGGCGCTCTTGCTCGATGCGCTTTATCTCGGCGAGTTTGTTGTTGGCCTCGACGGACTTGCCGGCGCGCAGTGCGCCCTGCACTTCACGGCGAAGCCGGGTGATGTCTGGATCTCTGTCGGCCGCGGCTCGGTCGACAGAGGCTCGCGGCGGCATCGCTGCGCGCGCATCTCTCGCCTGTCGAGCTGCCAGCTCGTTGGCCTGGAAAGTGCTCAGGCCAAAATAGGACTGCTGATCGATCGGTCTTGTGGCGCCAAGGCCGAAGTCATTTGCGGGCCTTGGCGACGGCGGGGCCTTCTTGGGGGCCTCAACCTTCGGCGGGTCGGCAAATTTGGACACCAAGTCCAGCTTGCGCCGCATGTTTCCAGACCACTCCTCCATGCCGGCCTGCGCACGAGCCCTGATGGCCTCCTCGGGCTCTGGCTTTGGCAGCTTGGCGTTCTTTGCAAGGGCCTCGGCAACGGCCTTGTCAGCCTCCGCCTGGGCTTCATCGAAGAACTTCTTCTGCGCAGCCGGGTCGAATGCGGCAGAACGAATGGCCCGCTCCTTGTCCTTGTCGCCGCCCGCCGTCGCCCTGATAAGGCCTTCGGCGGTTGCCTTTATGTCAGCCTGAGGAAACCGCTTCTTGAACTCCGGAGATGCAACCTCCTCCGGTGAGAATGCATTCGGAGTAATCGTGTATGGCTTCTTGTCATCATCGACGACAGCAATGTCGATCTGACCAGTGGCCGGGTTGAAGTGGGGGGTGTGCTTGGACGGGTCCAAAGCGCCTGCGATAGCGATGCGTTGTGCGCGCGCGGCTGAAATACCAGGATTGGTCCTTACAACTCGATCGAGGTAGTTCTCGGCATCGGAGCGCACCTGTGCTGGTGTGTCGTTCTTGCCGAAAGAATCGTTCATCATGTTGCGAGCCTGGTCGTACACCGTTGCCGGCATCTTTCCAGCACCGGCGCCACCGCCAGCACCGCCCGCAGCAGCCCGCACTTGAGCGGCCGTGGGGTTGTTGTTGCGCCCAGGCGCAGCACCCACAACCTCAATCTCCCCAGGAGCCAGCTTCCGAGGCTTAGCGAGCTCAGCTGCTCTCTTGTCCTGCAGTTGCAGGTAGTTCGCGTAGGTGTCGGGGCTGTAGTAGGCCTCCAGGCGTTGAAGCAGTTCGGCCTGGTCTTTGACGACCATGCTGTCCGACACGCCGGTGTCCTTGTTCCTGACGGTGATTTGCATGCCGCCGGCGACCGGCGTCGCGCTCTCAATTTGCGCCGGGAGGGGGTCGTTGTTGTAGATGTCGGAGGCGGCCTTGGCGAGCTGCTCGAGTGACATTCCAGCGGCGCCGGACTTGAGGCGATGGAATCGCTGGGCCGAGTCGGCGAACTGAGCCTTCTTGGACATCGCCTCGTAGGCGTCAGCCTTCTCAAACTCCTGGTTCCTGCGAAGCACTTCAGCGGTGGACTTGAACTTGACCCACTCGGGCGCAGCGACGGTTGACTTGACCTTGGTCGGAGCCATCCAGGTGTTGCCTGCAGAGTCCTCGTTGAGCTGGTCTTTGGTGACTTCGATCTCGCGCGTCTGCGGCACCGCAGCCAGTTCGCGGTTGAGGTTGTCCTGGCGGTTCTGCTCAGCAACCTGGCGGTCCCGCTGCTGCAGCCCGAAGGCGCGATCAGCCTTCGCGGCCTCGCGCTGCTCGAGCTGGAACTTGCGGTCCTCGTCGGCCTGGTCGCGAGCTTTCTGATCGTCCATGCCTCGCTGAATGGCGGGGAATGCGCCGGCGATGCCAGCCAGTAGTCCGAAGCTCATCAGATCCCCCCTCCGATGTACTCACCGGCCGGCATGTAGTTGCCGGTGTCCATGCCGCCGCCACCGAACATGCCGCCGATCTTGCTTCCCATTGCCCCCCACCCGCCGTTGCCCTGAACGATGGACCCAGTCAGATTTCCCAAGCCCTGGGCGACGTTTCCCCACAGCGCGGACTCACGAGCTCCAGTGGCGCCCATCACGTTGCCGTAGTAGTTCATGCCGCCGACCCGGTTGTTGTAAGCGCCGTTCATGAACGATGCGCCAGCTCCGGCTGCATTGGCTGAGAGCTGGCTCGTGGAAGATGCGCCACCATTCGCAGCGTTGCCTGTGGCATTGGCTTGTGCGGCAGTGTTTGGCATGTTGCGGCCAAAGTTGGCCACTCCGCTGCGAAGGGAGATTGCCTTGTCTTGGGTGTCAAAGGCCGCTCCAGTGGCCGCGCCGCTGGCGGTAGCAGCCTGAGCCAATGAGTCTTTCGCAACTTGATTGCCGCCAGCCGTGGAGGTCAGGCCGTAGCGGCCTAGAGCGCGCGTGCGCTGACCAATGGCGTTGCTGAACTGCTGGTTGACGTTAGCTGCTGCCATGCCGCTACGCCGGCCTACGTTCTCGCTCGAGTCGTAGTTGGCGGCCTCATCGGCCACGCGACGTTCGTTCGGAAGGTAGGTCTTCCTGTACTCGTCGCGCTGCTCGTTCGCGAAGTCCTTGTTGGTCTTCGAGGTGTCGAGGTAGTCCTCGGCAATGAGGAACTGCATCTCCTGGTTGGCCTTGTTGGCCGGGGCGATGTCGTTCTCGTACACCCACTTATTCCAGTCGAACTGTTCCTTGCTCAGTGCGTTGGCTTCGCTGGCCATTTCGCGCTGTGCGTCTATGCCGGCCTTGCCGGTCTTGGCGGCCTTGTTCGATGCGTAAGCGGTTCCGGCGGCTCCGATAACCGCGCTGCCAATGCCTACATAAACCAGCGTCATGGCGCCTCCAGGATATTGCGGCGCGCAACGTCGCGCACCTCGGGAATGGTGATGTCCAGCTCAACAAGTGCGGGGTCTGTATAGGGCGTGGAATGCACAGTCAGCCAGGTTGTCTCTTCGTGAATGACGAGAACACGCTTCTCTCCGGCCGGAGAGATGAATGTTGTGGAACCCGACAACTCCTCTCGACCGCGCTCAGTGAAGAGTGTGCATGCGCCCTTTGTCATGACAACCAGGTGCTCTTTCGAGTGCCGCTTTCCGACGATCAGGAGGCCAGCTGGCATCGTCAACTCGCGGCAGTACATGCCGCCTCGCGTGAATCGATGGATGGGCGTGATTGCATCGGCCCCGAAGGAACCATCCTGCTCGCAGATCCACTCCTGGAGACCAAGGATCAAAGCCCTCGCCCGCAAGCACTGCTCAGAAACCGGCAGCGCCTCGAATTGCTCGTAGGTCAGCTCGTAAGGGATGTCCGGCGCAAACGCGGTGTTCTCGAACGCAGGCAGCGCAGCGAGAGGAAACTTTTCGCCGGTCGCGGCGACATCATCTGGCGCAGCTGCCTCTGGGCTAGGGCCCGAATTGTCTTCAGCGGCGTTCAGAAACTGGGTCATGCGGATGAGCCTTGCGGAGCCTTGACTGGCCGCCGATTCTAGTCAGCGAGCCCGGCACACGAAGGCCAATTCCACGGACGCGGGGGCGCCCCGCGCGAGCCTGTAGACCTTCTTCTCGGAAGCGTTGAGCGGCCAACGAAGCCGCTTGTCTTGTCAGCGCCTATCCGTGCGAATCGCGTTGATGAAGAGCGCGCCCAGGTCCAGGTGCCACCACTTCGTGCGGTAGTCAGCTCGGCCTGGGTGGTCGTGGTGGGTCTTGTGAAGCCACTCGCCGCAAGCCGGAAGCAGCAGCTCGAGCCACCAGATGTCGCGCGCAGATCCCCCGGAGTGGCTCGTGACCTGGTGAAGAGCACCGATCAGGTGGACGCTGCCAAGCGGCATCAGGTAGCCAAATAGGTAGGCCTCGGGGGAGATGGCCAGGGCCAACGCCGTGAATCCAACCCAGAGCCACAGGCCGTTGCGATGCACAAATGCGAGCGTCCTGTCGCCGGCCAGGCGCCGCACGCCTCGGCTCACCATGGGGACATCGCGGTAGCGCTTCCAGGCCAGGTAGCTCAAGCCGGCCATGTGCGGGTCGCGGTCAGTGTCGGAGTGCGCGTGGTGCGTGTTGTGCGCCGCCGCCCAACCGTGCGGGCTGCCGTTGAGTAGCAGCACGCTGTAGAAGGCCATGAAGTTGTGCCAGGCACTCGTCGTCTTGAACGCGCCGTGCGAGAAATACCTGTGCAGGCCAACCGACAGCATCAGCGACCCCAGCACATGGAACGCTGGCCACAGGAGTAGCCACCAGGCGCTGGAGGTTCCGGTGGCGACGAGAGTCAGCCCGGCGACGATGGCGGCCAGGCCCACCAGGTGGCCAACAGAGATCATCCACAGAGGCTGCTTACCCACGATCCGCTCCAATCAGAAATCCGTACACGTCGCCGGCCGCCACGAGCGGCTCGCCAGTCGCAACGAAAGGGCCAACGGAGTGCGGCCCAAGCGAGCCGGCGCAGAGTAGGACGCGCTGGCCGGCCGCCAGTTCAACCGGCTCCGCGTTCATGGCGATCAGGGGTTCAGCGTCCGGCAGCGCGCCGCGGTTCGCGTGCCAGTTGAAGCACCAGAACTCAAGCTCCTCGGCGGCAAGGATCCTTGTTGTTCCGGCCGGATGGTCAGGCCTTGCCCCCGTGAACAGGCCCGGAGTTCGGTCGTCGAACTGTCCGCCGAGGCTGTTGGTGACGACGCCACGCCCCCTCACATAGAGAGCCTTGTTCGGAGCCTCCGATCGATCGATCTGGTGAGTCGCAACAACGACCATGCACGACCCGACCGGCAGCACGTGACGGTGCACCCTCCAGCCAAAGCAATCCATCTCTTCGACTCTTGCGGACTTGTTGTTCTCCGCTCTCCACATGCGCCTTGGTGTAGTCAAGGTTCACTCCATCTGGTAGATGATCACGGAACCAGGAGCGACAGAGTTGTCCTTCGGGTAGGAGTCCTTGACGGCCTTGATCCGGCTGTAGAAGGGCTCGGCTTTGACCATCTCGTTGCGGTCCATCGCATGCCACAGCATGTCGAGCTGCTCGTTGATTCCGGGGTACGCATCCAGTCGAGCCTTGCGGTAATCCATGTCGATCGGAGGCGGCGGCTTTCCGCTGACGACAACCTCCCCGGTCGCCGGATCTACCGCGTCTGTCTCTGGGTCTGCCTGGGCCTCAATGACGAACTCATCGGGACCATTGGCCTGCAGATCAAACGTCTCATTCTGGCAGATGCCGGAGCGCAAGATTTCTCCTGCGGCGTTGTGAATGACAAAGTGCTTCATCGCTTGAGGACCATGACGCCAAGGCGCATTGTTCCGGTGTAGTAAGACCGAGAGAGGGTGATCGTATGGTTGCCAGCGGATGGAGAGATGATGATCGCCCCAGTCGTGGATCCGTTGTCTGTCAGTCCTGCGATGATCGGACCATAGGTGTAGCCGCCACCGCCATCCTTGCCGCCTCCTCCTGTGTATGTCACCGTGTCAGGCCCAAGGAAGTATTCGATCAGGATCGCCGATGCGCCAGCAGGAACGCTGACCGTCACGCTCACTGACGCCCCTGCAGATGTGGCCGACGCCCCAACCGAAGTGGCTCCGCCAACGATCTGATTGGTGTTGACGATGTTTGCGGAAAGGGTCCCGCTGAACGACGCAGATCCAGCTGAGATCGTGAGCCCAGGGGCCGATATGTCTCCGTTTACGTTGACATAGAAGTACCTGTTGTCGTTGGCGTTTCCGATCAACAGGCCGTTGGGGCCAAGGTGGGCGCCAGACTGGCCAGCCGCGGGCCATGCCCAACCAGTCATGGCCCCGACGTTGAGCTCCCCCCTCACCGAGACTTGGTTGAACGTCGCTGTGCCGCTCTTGTTGATCTGCCATCCAGCAGATGAACTGTAGTTCGTCGACTGAATCGTGTCGCTGATCTTGGCCGTCGTGATCGACGCATCCTGAATGTATGCGTTCTTGATCTTGACGGCACCGCCGACGACCTCGAATGGGGTCTCGTAAGTCGACCCGTTGTAAATCTTGAAGTACGCAGAGTTGAACAGGGCGCCGGAAGTGTTCAGTGCGACGTTCGGGCTGGAGACGCTCGCGATGCCTGTCTTCTTTGTCGGGGCCGTTGCGTCACTGTACTCGTAGGTGACAGTGCCTCCGATGTAGAACTCAGAGCCGGCAAAGACGCCGCTCTCTAGGTCTACGCTGGTGGTGTAGCCGGCCGTGATCTTGTCGGCAGCAAGGCTGCCGATCTGGGCACTGTTGATGGTGGCGTTGAGTATGTATGCGCCATCAATGTAGGTGCCAGCGGGGACGGTCGCTCCGTTGATCGACGTAGGGACGGTGAGGGACGAGAACGGAACGCGGCTACCGATCTGCCAGGTCACGCCGCCGTCGATCACGCGAGTGCCGACGCTACCTGCTATCGATGGAGCGCTGCCTCCAGTCGTTCCTGCAACCTTGCACACCAACAGCTTGTCGTTGACGCCCGAGATCCCTCGCACCGCATTCAGTGCGATGGCCGTCGATGCAGACCAGTTTGCTACCGACGAGGTGGGCGTCGTCAAAGCAAATTTGTCGACGTTGACGATGAATGTACTGGTCGGGGTTCCGCCAGTAATCAGACTTGACTGGAGACCGAATCCGCTGACGAAACCGTTGAGGTCCATCTTCACCGAGTACAGGCCGGCCAGGCCGTTTGCAGTGCTCGCTGTGGCGGATGTGCTGGTCTCTACACTTACACCTGACCCGTTGAAGTTGTTGAGCCTGGCGGTGAGGGTGCTGACATTGCCGGCTGTGGCGGATCCGGCGGATGCTGAATAGGCATAGCTTTCGGTGTAGTTCTTCGCCGACGTCAGTGTGGTGCTATCGGCCGCCTGATACGCGGCCGTCAGAGTGGAGGCGCTCGATGAGATTGCCCCATCGATGGTCGCCCGGCTGTAGGTAAATGAATTGGCCGATGCAAGAGTGGTGCTATCCGCGGCAGCAAAGTCGGCGCGGATTGATGTATTCAAAGAGCTGAGTGAGCTATCGACCGCAGACTTGCTGTAGGCGTATGTCGCAGTGTAGGTATTGGCGCTGGTAAGGTTTGTCGCGTCAGCGTTGGTGAAGGCCGTCGTCAGCGACGTCCCCTGAGCAGCGATTGCGCTGTCCACGGTCGACTTGCTGTAGGACCATGTCTGAGCGTAAGTCTGAGCGCTGGCCAAGGTGGTCGCATCACCTGACGATCTGTACCCAGCCTCTGCCGTCAGCGCGGCAACGCGGGCATCCGTTTCTGTCTTGACTCGAGCCGCCACCGTGCCCGTTGTGGTTGATGGGCCGTCTATCAGGTTGATGCGGGTGTTCAGCGAAGAGAAGAGCTGCGTTTCCGTGATCTGGCCGCTCAGCGTCGAGAGCAGCAGGCCAACGTCCTGACCGCTTGATGCTGGAGTCCCGCTGACCGAGTTGTAAGGCCCAGGAACATCCGCCATCGACCTGAATCGAATCCAGTAGTAGTACGTCTTGCCAGTACTTCCAACCGCGTCCGAGTAGAACCTCGTCGAGCTCGTGCCTATCAGCACCGCTGCGCCGAAGCTGGTTGTAGCGGATCTCCACACCTCAGTGAAGGCGTGGTTGCTGTACGGCCATGAGTCCCACTGCAGCGTGATGCTGGTGAGAGCGCCGGATGCCGAAAGACCCGTCGGTGCTGGAGGCGTTGTCAGGTCGGGAAGGGTGCTTGCGCCATCTCCGCCGCCAACAGGGAGCAGTGATCCGATCCCGCCGGTACTGGTGCGCGACACGCTGATGATCCCGCCATCGGCCAGCTCGCGCAGGGTGACGTTGGCATCGAGGGGGTCACCAGCGAGGCCTTCTCTCACGTCGAGCACGCCCTTCACCGCCTTGGCGAACTCCAGTGAGTTGGCGGGCGTCGGGGACGGAAGTGACGGGACCTTGGTCGACCGGCTCACGAAACAGCCTTCAGCTCCGACATGGACGTCGCCAGGACGATGCGCGTGATCTTGGCGGTCCCGGAGAGCTCGAAGCTCCAGTCTGTCGCCTCAAATCCGGCAGGCAGGCGCGCAGCAAGGCGAGATGCGACGCTTGCCGTGTGCACCAAGGCGCCGTCGGCGTAGACCTTCAGCGTCACGGGGTAGGCTGCCGCATCAACTGCGAAGCACGACATGTTGGCCGGCGACGCGAGGCGGTAGATGCCGCTGCGCCAGGTGGCCGTCAAAGAGGCTCCTCGATCGAACCTGATAATGTTGCCCGACTGCACCATGTACAACGTGCCAGTGCGCGGGTCTGGGTACAGCGCAGAGACTGCAGCCGCGGTATTGAAGTCGCAGCTTGTGAACTTGGCGCCGCCACCATCAAAGTCGAAGATCAGCATGCCGCGCACGCCGCTCGTGTTTGTGTACAGGCAGTGGTATCGGCCGTCGATCACCGCGGCCACCATCGAAGACGGGTTGTACGCGCGCCACTGCTCCGGGCTGATGAGGGCCTTGGTGACGATCTCGCCGCCTCCAGACCCAACCGATGCCAGGCCGTCGGAGGATGCGTACAGGCAGCCATCTCCGGTATCGACGATGCTCGCCCTTGACATCAGGGCAAGGGGCCTCTCCAGGCGCTCCGGCGTCATGGCCGACGGGTCCGCCCCGGTGTAGATGTAGGGGTATCCGTTCGTGAGCAGCACGGCACCCTGGCGAAACACGCCAAGGCCGACGATCTTCTCCTCGATGGCTGTCGAGTGGGCCCATGCGTGAGGCAGGTTGGGCTCGGTGGTGTAGACGGTGTTGCCGACGAATCCAATCGCACCGCCATTGGCGAGCATCTTCAGGCCCGTAAGGCCTGAAGGGGGCGGGCTCCAGTCCTCTGTAGCGAGCACCTCGCCAAGGAGGGCTTGGCTCTTGGTGTCGACGTGACTGACCGTGGCCACCGGGATCTCGGTGACGTACTGGAACTGCGCCGTCGAGCCGACGGTGGACGTGCGATAGATGCGCTTGAGGGTGATGTTGTACGAGCCCGATGGCCCGGTCTGCATCGCACTCAGCGTCACCGCGGCAGTGGGGTCCAGCGACTGAGGCGCCGACGGCGGCGATGGGGGCCCCTCCTCGCCGTATGCCGACACGTAGGTGTAGACGTAGGACCGCGTCTCCGATGTGGACGCCGTGCTGGCGGTGCCAGAGACGGTTGGGGCCACCGTTGGGGCCGGCACGCCGAGCGTGTAGCTTGCCCCAGGCAGTGTGCCACCACCAGAGAGGAGGACGGAGCTTGGGGCGTACTTCGCGGTCGCGCCGTCGGACCAGTAGGTTCTGCCCCACGGGTCGGATGGGATGGGCGATCGGATGACGTCGACGCGGCCTGCGAACTCGAGCCACCATTCATTCTCGGTCGCGCTGTCGCCGAACCGCCAGATGGTCTGCGGAGATGCGATGGAGGCTGCGCGCATGGTGGTCGCGCCTCGCAGCGGGGCGATGGCACCACTGATCAGGCGCACGTTCTGCGCCACCTGCGACTCCGACGGGTCCAGCAGCTGAGGCTCCAGAATGGGCCTCATGCCGCCGAATGCCTTCACGACAATCGTCGGCATGTCAGCTCCCGAATTGCCGCTGCCTGACGACGATGGATCCAGCCCCCTTTGCGTGGATGGCCTCGATCCTGGCGTCTGAAATGCCAGAGTCGAACTTGCCTTGGCAGATCGCCCCGAGCTGTGGGTTGGTCCACTTCCTGTCGGGCATCATCATCAGCCTTGCTTTGGCGCCCTCGGCAAGGTCCCTGAAGTAGCGGCGGCCCAACTCGTCTGGGAACGACGTTGCATCAAGGCCGGGGGACCATGTGGCGACGATCGTCAGCGCCCCGCCATTCACGTTGCGCGGCTTCGGGTAGACGGTGATCGATCCGGATTCTTCGAACGTGGTGTACACGGTCGGCTCACTCGACTCTGCCGTCTGCCAGGACGGTATGAGGTCGTGAAGCCGGCTTTGGGTGGCATGAGTCAGTTCTCTCGGGCCAACATAGACGCCGCGGATCAGGTCGGGCTCGAGGCCGTAGTCGCCGAAGACGTAGTAGGTCGACCGCCCGTCCACCAATGGGACGGGCGTGCTGGTCGTGAAGATCGCCTGGGTCCGATCCGCGAACTCGATGACGGCGTCCATCACCGCCTGATCCACAGTCGGCTCCGGGCATCCTGGCACGAATGGCAGGATGCGCGAGTACAGCTGCGATGGGGTCATCGCGCCGACTTGGCCGGGACGTTGGGATTGAACGGCAGCGACTGCAGGTTCGGGTTGACGCCTGTCAGCGCGGTCACTTGGGCGTTGACGCTACCCACGAAGAGGCTCGTGTAGTTCTGAGCCATGGCCGGGTTGGCGGCCCACTCGGCGTCCTTCATGAACGCGCGCGCCATGATGTAGTTCACCAGGTCGTCGACGTACTTGTCATCGATCGAGATCGACGTGGTGCTCGATCCCTCCCACCCGTAGGTTCCCTCCGCAGCCTGAGGGATCAGCACGGGGTCAGCCAGCATCGACTGCTCGATCCACCAGTTGGTCGCGGCCGGCAGCGGGGGCCATGCGTAGAAGACCTTCGGATAGCGGGGGTCGAAGACCACGCCGCGCACGCCGGCGTAGGTGCCGGCAGCCGCGATGTGCCAGTCAGGCGTAGTGGTGTCCAGGACCTCTCGATCGATCACGCGAATCACGGAGCCTGGCGTCGAGCCATTGGCACCCATGTTTCGGATGGCGGTCTGGAAGTAGGTGCCGTTGACGTCGGCCGCGGGTGATCCGTCGCCAGGCAGGATGCTGGCCGCCAGGATGCGCTCGATCGATTGCTTGCTGCCGGCCTGCAACTTGACGGAGTCGACCCGGGCTGAGCTGGATGGGATGTACTTCGCAACAGCCCGCTGCCCGTCGTTGCAGGCATCCACCAGCTCGCGCTGCTTCCACCGAGTGAACTGCGGGCTCAGGTCGTTGAGCTGCGAGGACGCTCGGTAGAAAACGTCGCGGATGAGGGTGGTGCCCATTCAGGCCTCCTTCAGGCGTCGAGCTTGTCGACGGAGTGGACGGTGTAGGCGAAGCGCGGCACGCGACGCTCGGTGACCTCGGCGCCCTTGCCGGTCGACAGGTGGACGCCGACGGAGTTCTCCAGGATGGCCAGGGCCTCGACCGGGATCTCCTGCGGCTCGCTGCGGGGGATCTGGTACATGAAGCCGTTGACGCCAACCAGCACGGCGTCTTCGCCGCCGATGCCCTCGGAGGGGTGGATGGTCAGGGTTGCCTTCTTGCCGCTCAGAGCGACGTCATGGCCGTTGGATTTGACGGCCGTCGGCTTGATGGCGGCCTTGGCGACCGCAGCGGCGGCCGGCTTGGTGGACTCGAGGGTCGAGACCTGGGAGTTTGCAGACATGAATGGACCTCACAGATGAAACAAGAACATGGCGGGGCCACCGAAGCGGCCCCACCTACCACGCGCCGATTACGGCTTGATCGAAGGGATCAGGCCGATGTCGAAGAACGTGTGGGTGACGCCAGCCGCGTTCAGCAGCGTGGTGCCAGGGGTGAACGTGGCGGACGTCGCCACGGACTTCACCAGGCCCAGCGGCGCGAAGCCGTCGGGCAGGCTCGGGATCGAGCCATCGCCCACGAAGGACGTGCCGGCATTGGACAAGGCGCCCAGGCCGGCGGTGGCCGAGGGAACCAGGTTCTGGCCGGCGAACGTGCCCTGCACCACCGCGATGGTGCCGGCAGCGTTGACGCCCAGCACCGTGTAGACGGTGCTACCGATCGGCACCGCGTAGGCGGCCGAGTTGGCGTTGCCGAAGATGTCGTGCGTGGGTTGCAGCGACTGGGCGGCAAGGGCTGCGCGGGAGCGCGTGATGCCGTCGATCTGGGAAACCACGGCGCCCGTGGTGGCCACGGTTGCAGTGGCGCCGCCGGTGGCGGCCAGAACGTGCGCGCTGGTCGTGGTGGCAGCGAGGGCCTTGCGGACGGGGCCGCTGAAAATGTCGTCGAGACGGGACATGATTTTTCCTTGTGTCGTGTTGAGATGGCGAGGAGGGGGATCACTCCCCCTCCTTCACTTCATCAGGCGGTGGCAGCCACCTCGCCGCGGATCATGAACGCATCGTTCAGGATCACGCAGGTCTGGTACGCCTTCCAGCTGACGTGGCCGCGCTGGGCCAGGGGGTCGCTGTCGCTGGGCTTGGGGTTCACGACCATCGGCGTCAGGGCGTACATGCCCTTCAGCGCGATGGTGGCGTAGGCGTCCTTGGCCAGGAACAGCACCGGGTACACGTCAGCATTGCTGCCGCCGCTCGAGAGCATCGTGCCGGCCGCGCCGCCGGCGTTGATGAAGGGCTCGAAGATCGTCGAGCTGACGTAGCGCACGTCCTCGACCTTGCCCAGCTCGTTTTCCCAGGGGGTCATCGAGCCATACTTCTCGGCCGGCACGAAGCCGCTCAGGCCTCGCACGTCGGCCTCGCAGTCCGTGTGGATCAGCGCGACGAAGCCCGGAGCCACGTTCTCGGTGCCCCAGTTCGGGGTCGAGCGAATGACGCTGGTGATGAAGCGGGCGTTCTGCCGCTTCAGGGCGCGCGTCGCGCGGCGCTGCAGCGTCAGGGTGATCGCGGTGTTCACCGCGCCGCGGGTCGCGCCGTTGGCGAAGATCACGTTGGTGCCTGCGCGCAGGACGCCATAGCGCATCTTCTCGATCATCTGGGCCGCCTGCTCACCCAGCAGGGCGACGGCTTCTTGCAGCGTCGGGTCCTCGTGGGTGTCCAGGATGACGTCGCTGATGGTCGTCAGGCTGCCGTACTGCTGCAGCGTGGCGGTCACGTCGGTCACGGACAGGTTGGTCGAGGTGGGGGTCACGCCTTCACCCAGGGTGACCGGGGTGTTGGGCAGCGCGTTGTAGCGCCGGAACTTCATCACCCGGGTGGAGTTGCTGGGCAGAGGCTTGCTCTGACCGAACTTCTCGAGAACCAGGAACGGGAGGCCGCGCTTGAGCAGCTCTTTCTCGGCGTAGGCCGCGGTACGCGGGCTGATGTCGCCATAAACAGTCGATGCCATGATGTTTCCTTTCGATTTGGCATTCACCACAACCGCGGAATTGCGGTCACGAAAGGAGCTGACTTTCTGTCGGCTATGGCCAAGGTGAACGTGCTCGGGGCGCCGTCAGGCGTATCCCGCGTCCAGCCGCACTCGACGTGCGTCCAACTCCAGGTTGCAAGGTGTTTGGTATCCGCTGCACCTTGCTACAGCGGCTGTGAGGGCAGTCGTGGCCCCTTCAGGCAGTCAGAATTGGTCCCAGGCCCCGGCGTAGTCTTCCTGGCTCGGGCTGGGCTTCTCGGGCAACCTCACCCCGCCGCTGCGAACTCCCTCGAGGTCCTCCATTCCAGACTCGGCGCCACCAGTGTCCTCAGCAGAGGGCTGCGCGCTCGAATTGGCCGGCGACTGCGATTCTTTGAACGCATCCAGCAGGGCGATTACATCTTCAGCAGAGCCGCCCTTTGCCACGTTCTCGGCGTCGCCGCGAACGTCATCGGGCAGGCCCTGAATGAAGCTCTTGAACGAGTCGGACTTGCCGATCTCGCTGAAGTCGGGGTGCTTGTCGGCGATGGCCTTGAAGTGGGCCCTCTCCTCCTTGCTGTGGAGCGACGACACGACGTCGTCAACGGTTCGGGCAACGGGTTCGACTTCCTTCTTGGTCGTCGCAACCACGATCGCCTTGATCATCTTGATGAACTCTTCGCCGAAGTCCTCCGACAGCTGGGCGACAGCATCCTCGGGGGAGATCTCTCCGGCCTCGATGGCCTCTGCCGCGGCGTTCGCCGCCTGCGCCATCTCGGTGGACCCCTTGGCCTGGGCCGCCTCGGCCACGCTCTCGAGCGCATCGGCCGCCTCTTCGCCCTGCTCTTCGCCTTGCTGCGACTGCTGAGCCTTGGACTCGATCTCGGCCTCTCGGGCCTTCAGTCGACCCTCCCAGGACTTGAGCCGCTGTCGCTCCTTGTCGATGTCGGAAGCTGACTCCTCGGCCGCGGCCGGAGCTTCGGTGTTGAGCGCCACCGCGACGCCATCGGACGCGGGCTGACCGCCACCGTTCTGGCCGGCATCGCCCGCGACATCGCTGTCGGCGACCTGGCTCTCGCCCTCGGTGGACTGCTCCGCCATCTCGTCTTCATTGAAGGCGCTGGCGAACTCAGCTTCTGCGTCTTGGTCTTCAGTTTCCATGTGTCCTCTCGCGCCGGATGGCGGCCCCCTCACAGTCGCGGAATCAAGCCCTCGGGACCAAAGATCGCATCACGCAGGCTTGTGACCTGCTTCAGCGCTCCCTGGACCTTCGCGAGATCCGCAGCCGCAACATCGGCGAGTTGCTCCTTATAGGAGCGATCGAGCAAGTCCAACAACCCGAGAACGTGGATCATCGAGTCGGTCTCGCGGTGCGCTCGCAGGACTTGCGTTGAGGCCCTGATCTGCTCGTCGAGATTCAATACGATCAAGGCTCAATCCTTTGCGTCTCGATACCGCCGTTGACACCATCCATGCCGGTCGCTGGCTGCGGGGCGGCGTCGGTTGGCTGCTGTTGCGGCTGGGCCGCATTTGGATCCTGCGGCGTCATTGGGTCAGTGTCGCCGCGCGGCTCGACGGCGAACGACTGGCCTGAGCCCATCTTCGTCGCGGTGCCCTGCCGCTCCTGGACCGGCGGCCCGTTGAGCTGCGCGATCGATGGGTCGGGCGTTGCGTCCTGCCACCCGGCCGAGCGCAGGATCTCGTCGCCTGCGGGCGCGATCGTCGGCTGGCTCGTGGCCACACCGCCGGCCTGCAGCGCAGCGTAGGCGGTCGACACCTTGGCGCTGACGGCCTGGGCGTCGAGTAGCTTCACACTGGCCATGGCCTTCTCGGTGTCGGCAGCAGTCTTCTGGATCTTCGCCATCAGCTCCTGAAGCTGCGCGACCACCATCTGCTGCTGCAGCTGCATGTTGGCGATGTTCTGCGGGCTGTTCTGCTCCGCATCGAACTCCTCCTGAGTCTTCACGCAGTCGACCAGCTCGTTGGCCTCGGCGCGCAGCTTGTTCAGCACGCCGCGCTTGATCCATGGGTCGTCCAGCGGGTTGGCCGTCATCTGAGCGAACTCGTTCAGGGCTCGGGCTCGGACCTCCTTTGCCACCAGGCTCGCGCTGCCCGTGGCCTTGACGTCGTAGTCCCCTTTGATCGTGTCGTCGGGGTTGAACTTCATGTTCCAGTGGTAGGTGCCACGGATGAAGCCGACCGTGATCCCCTCGTCGTACGAGGTGATCAAGTCCTTGGTGACGATGTTGACGGCGCCCATCAGCATCGACAGCCCGGAGCTCGTGCCGGCGGCCCCGTTGGTCGCGTTCTCACCGCTCATGTAGCGCGGGATCGCGGTGGTCTCGTCGGCGTTGTTCTCGAACATGGCCGCCATCTGCGAGAGCTCGCCGATGTTCGACCCGAATCGGATCTCTCGGATAGCGGGAGACCCGGGGCTCTGGTTGTTCCGGAGCCAGACCTTCCAGGGGATGATCTCGTCGACGTTCTCGACCTTGCTCAACAGGTGCGGTGTGACCTCGAGCTGGCCGCCACTCGTGATGGCGGCGTTGTCGATCATGATCCGAGTGGCCGCGTTGAGCATCTCCTGGTCGTCGCGCATGATCGAAGCCAGGCCCTCGGGGAAGATCGTCGACTCGTCCTTGTCGAAGTAGTAGATGAAGTACGGCCATGTGACGCCGTCGATCTGCTGCAGGGCGACCTTGATGACGGTGCCGTTGGGGAGCATCCAGACGTTGCTGAAGAACGCCTCGTGCATCCGGTCTTCGGGGACGTTGACGCCGGCCGCCGACAGCTGCTCGCCATTGAGCCAACCCCACCTCTCGAGCACCTCGTACGTGCCGCCCGGGTCGCCCTGGACGCCGTCGCGCTCGCCAATGTTGCGCAGCTCGTTGTCCCAGTAGCGCGGCGTGGCGTGGCCCTTCGGGTTCGCTTTGATCCACTCGATGATCTTCTCGCGGCCGCGCGCGAAGGACTTGCGCTCCGCCAGGCCGCTCATCTCGTGGCGGGTCATCGTGTGGCGCTCGTACGCGAAGCGGCAGGCCGACATCTCGGTCGCGCTCATGTCTGGATAGAAGCGCCACAGCGGAACAAAGTCGATGAACGGAATGACGTAGGTCTCCGTCTTGGAGACCCACTTGCCATTCTCCTTGACGAATCGCGTCCTGATGCGTCGATCGACCAGAGGACCCTTCAGGATGCCGGCGCCGTACAGGTGGCCGCTGTGGATGGTCTTCAGGGCGACCTGCTTGTAGCGCGCCTCGACCAACTGGTCCTCGATGACTTCGCTCATGCGCGCCGCGGCATCCTTGGCGGCCTTCTTGGCGAGCTTCTCGATCTCCTGGATCGGCGGGTCGGCCTGGGCCTGCCGCATCTGGGCGGCCATCTGCTGCTCGATCTGGGCCTTGGCTTCAGCCTCGGGGACTCCGCTCTGAACCGCCTCCTGCAGCATCTGTTGGGCCTGCTGCTGAAGGCCTTGCAGGGCCTGCTGCTTGAACGACTGGACGATCAGCGCCTTCTGCTCGGGGGAGATGGTGGGCTTCGGAGTCTCCTCAATCGCCCAGTTCTTATTGGCTCCGGTCGGGAACAGCAGGTCCGCGACGCGCGAGTCAATGGTCTTGATCTTGACGCGAGTCTTGCGCACGAATGCGCGAGACCTAGCCTTGCCGATCTTCGATTCGACGTCGGGGTCGTACTGGCCGCGGTACTGACGCAGGTCTCTCAGCCAGCGCTGCTCGGTCAGCATGCGATCGGACTCGGCGCGCTTGAACTCCTCAAGCAGCGTCGAGCCGAGGCCCTGCAGCAGCGCGGCCTGGTCGTCCTGAGGTTGCGGCTGCTCCTCGAACACAAGGGCTGCCGCAACGGTGTATTCGTCGTTCTCGATCATGCTCACTGAACCTCTTGAACCAGGGCAATCAGGTCGAACTCGCGCACGCTGGCTGGGTTCGAGTCGGTGGTCAGCAGGATCGGGATGTTGTAGATGGACCCGTCAATCCCGCCGCCGATAGAGACTGAGATGCGGGTCCCCGACAGAGAGGCCGACACCGATACGCCGCTCGGAGCAAGGCACTGAACTGCCATAGGGTTGTCGGCCCTTCCCGCAAACCATGGCGCCATCTCGATGATGATGTCGCGCACCTCGCGCGGCTGCTTGCGGAATCTGTAGGCCCAGAGGCCCCACTCTCCGCGACTGATGGTGATGGTGGGATCCGCGACTCGAGCGGCTGAGGCTCCGATCGTCACAACGAACGGGATATCGAACCCACCCCCCGACTGCGCAACGAGGACGTTGTCTTCGTACAACCGGTAGGTCGTCGAAACCGCAGCTGAGGCCATGAAGCTGCCGTCTTCGTAGACCACTCCAGGGAACGCGGACGGGTTGGCCAGCAGCATGCGATACCGCTTGCTCGACACCAGGCCGTCGTTGTACATGGCGCCAGGCCCGTTGGTCCCGGTGGCCGTGGCGGCGAGGATCTGAGACCCAAGCAGGCCGACGTACTGCGTGCCAAGGATGGCCCGCCCGCCCGCCGTCTCACGCATGTTGCGCAGCATCAGGACACCGTCACCACGTCGTGCCAGCGGCCCGTGCCGTCTGCGTTCTTGACCTGGACCGAGTACACGCCGGCGGAGAGGCCCGTGATCGACAGCAGGCCCGTGGATGCGTTGAGCGTCCCGGTGCCGTTGATCGGTGTGCCGCTCGCGGAGCCAACCTCGCCCGACGTCAGCGTGTAGGAGACCGCAGTCCCTAGCAGCGGGCCGCTGCCGGTGTTGAGCCCGAACGGGCCGAGAGTCATCGTGCCGGCTGCGCCGCCACCGCCACCGCCTCCGGACGTGACCGTCAGGGTGGCGTTGGACGATGTCGCGGCCGGTGCCGTGTCACCCGTCACAACAACGCTGTAGACGCGCCCGCTATCGGACAGGGCCGTCGCCGCGGTCGTGTAGCTGCTCGAAGTGGCGCCGCTGATGTTCGCGCCATTGAGGCGCCACTGGTACGTCAACGACGACCCTGTGGCCACCACCGAGAACGTCGCCGTTGCGCCAGCGGTCACGGACTGGCTGGAGGGTTGGACCGTGATGGTCGGCGCAGTGCCCGCGGTTGGCGATGAGACGCCGTAGGTGATTGCGGCGCGGCCAGAGATCGCGGCGCCGATGTCAGGTGCAGCACCGCTGAAGCCGTCCGTGATGCCAGGGATCACGGCCCCCGCGTTAGACACCGTGGTGCCTGTCGACAGCGCGACTGATGGGGTGCCGACAAATGCCGTCTGGTAGTTGGAGCTGATCGCGATGTCGGTGGCGAACGGGTCCGTGACTGCGGCCACGTCACCTGTGTGCCGGCGAACTGAAGTGCCGAACACTGGGGTGGTGACCGCAATTCCAGCGGCAGCTGCGGCGACCGTCCCAAAGTTCCCGCCGACATTCCACTTGAATGTGGCGGCGCTGGTGTTGTCTGGGAACCAGCCGTTGTTCGTGAAGTCGATGGGTGTGTTGCCAACCTGCTCAAGCCAGATCGTCGGCGTCACCCCAGCATCGCGATAGATCAGAAGGTTGTTGACGTAGGCCCACTGGCGCAAGTTCGTGGCCCCACCATTCCCAGACAGATACCAGCCGGCATTCTCGCCTGGCGTCTTGGTCTTGATGATGGTGTTGGAATACATCAGCAAGCCGCCACCCGTGGTGTTCAGCTTGAACGGGCCGCGCCAGATGTTGATGCCGATGTTACGGAAGACGTAGGTCGGGCCACCATAGATCGGGTCGCTGGAGAACAGCGTTCCAGCGTTGGTGATGTAGTTGTCGTAGAAGCCGAAGTTGCGGGTTGCGTAATCCCCCTCGCAAGCGTCGTCGCCCGTCATCTTGACGTGGTTGCGGTAGAAGTACACCGCAGCAGAGAAGACCTCCTGCTTCACGGAAAAGGCGTCGCCGAAACCGTTCAGCGTGTTGTTCCACGCGGCGTTACCCAACCCCGGCAGCGAGATGCCGTCGTCGTTCCATGTGTAATTGAACATGTCCGACGCGGGATTGATCTCGTAGCTCTTCGACCACGGGTTGTTCCCCTGGAACTCGCACTCGTAGACCAAGCATCCGTTGACACCTCCGAACGAAATAATCCCTTGGTCAAGGCCTTTGAAAAGAATTCTGCGGAAGGTGCAGTTCGGCTGCCCGGGTGCGCCGTTCCAGAAGCTCACGCCAATGCTTTGCGCGTCAGTGCCGGAGTCACTGCTCGACCCTTCGATGGTCAGGTCTTCAAAGATGACGTTACCCGTGGCAAGCATCTGCGTCACGAAGCCGGTGGTGCGCTTGATGACAGTGCCCAGCTTCGATGTGCCACGAATGTAGATCGGGTTCGCTTCCGTTCCGGCAACCTGCATGCGCAGCGGAATTGGCTGCGATGACCAGTCGTAGACACCATTCGCCAGCATCAACACGTCACCCGGCAGCAGCGAGTCAAACTTGGTCTGCAGGTTGTCCGCAGTGGTCGCCGTCTTGGTCGTCGCGCCAGCCGCAGCAGGCAGCGCCCGGGTCGCTCGCGTTCCGGTGATGACGACGTTGGCTTGCCCTGGCTCGATGACCGTGAGCCGCACGTCGTAGGTTGTGCCTGGCGTCAGATCGAAGATCACACCGGCCCAGGAGTCGACCAGGGCGACCGGCCCACTCGTCACTGAGTACGAGGGCGTGATTCGCAGCAACGGGTGGCCTGTCTTCCACGTCGATGTGCCCGACTGCTTGTACTCGACGGTGACCTTCGTGTCGGCCGCGATCGTGCGCGTGGGGGTGCAGTAGAAACTGATCTGCTCGGGGGTCTGGGCGTCGAAGCCGAGGGTGATGGTCATGTTGTCTTTCCTTGATCCTTAGAGCTTGAGCGACCAAACCGCAGCAACATTGGAGGCGTCCAGCGTGTACAACAGCGCACAGTTCAGCGAAGTGGCCCACACAAACTTCCACTGGTATCCGGGGTGCTCAGCGGGAATGGTGTGCCCGGTCGATGTCACGGTGTTCGCATCCACGTCGAAGATGAATGCGACAAAGCGCCCCGCTGAGTTCCGAGCCGTGAACAGAATCCGCCCGTCCGGCATCAGGCATGAGCCGCAGGAGGTCACATCATGGTTGGCCAGGGCCGGGTACGAGGCCACCAGGCGCGATGTGGTGGTGGCCAGGTTCAGCAGCGGATGAATCACGCATAGAGTCGTGTTTCCGCCGGTGAGCATGGCGACGACGCGACTACCCGAGATCGGCAGGATCTTGTTGTGAACCGGGCCCGGCGTCAGACCCGACACGCTGGTCGTCGTCATGACCCGAGAGTCCGACAGCACGCGGACGCGAACGTCCTCAGCGGTCACCCAACCAAACCCGGAGACGTACTCGGTTCCGCAGAACGAGTTACCGTTGTTCGCCCACGCCGATGTGTCGCCAGGAGACCCGTCGTTGCTCCAGAGGCCTGTCGACGGGTTGTAGGTCCAGAACGGGGTCTTCGCGTTCGGCCCGGTGATCGAGCCCTCCAGGATCGGGGTCACGTACAGGTGATCTTGGGCAGGGTAGGAAAGCTCAAGGCTCCCCGCTGCGTTCATGCGGATGCGGTTGTAGACGTGCAGCGCTGGGGGCCGGGTCTTTGCTGAATTTCCATACCAGATGCCATCCGCGCTCACTCTGTAGTTGGCGCTCAGGTCGTGGTCGTGCATGCGGCCAAACTGACCCGTGATGGCGTCCCAGTAGTACGGGCTGTTGGTCATGCCAAAGTCCACGTACGAGTGCGTCTCGGCGCCCACCATCCACATCCTGGAGCGGGCGTTGTCCCACACAGCTCCGGAGTGTTGCGACGGGTTCACGATGTCGGCTGCGGTGTTCAGGGTCCCGGACGCTGACTGCGACAGCTTGGTCCAGCCGGTGCCAGCCGCAGTGGCCGACACAAGCACAGTGCCTCCGGTGGCCACGGCCGGAGCCGATGTCGACGGGGCTGGCGCCGGAGCTGGGGCCGGGGCGGGCGCTGGGGTCGGGGCTGCCACGACGGTGATCGATAGCGTGTTGCTCACCACGCCAGGTGCTGTCACGCGCACCGATGCGCTTCCAGCGGAGGCGTAGGTGGCGCTGAAGAGCTTGCTGAGTTCGCCTGGAGCCGGGTTGATCGTCGTGGGGCTGAAGGTCGCGCTTCCAGTGACGTTCTCTGGAGTGCCAACGAGGCCGGCCGTCAGGTTGGAGGCAGTGGCCGTGATGGTGTACGCGACGCCGACCGTGGCGTTCCCAGTCGCAGACAGCACGATTGCAGGCGACGGAGATGGGCTCGGTGACGGCGAAGGCGAAGGCGACGGAGACGGCGAAGGAGACGGTGAAGGAGACGGAGACGGGCTCGGCGATGGCGAGGGACTCGGCGCCGGCGCGGAGGCGGTCCTGCCTCCGTACACGGGGGCGGTCGCCGACGAGTAGATGTCTGAGTTGGGTGATGCCATGCTTCTCAGGCCCCGAAGAACTCGGCCGTCACGTCGCGGCCTATGCTGAAAGTCAGCGCCGCCAGCTGGGCCGGGCCAAAGATGTGGGCGCTGCGCAGGTACGGCGCGCCAACCCACTCGCTGCAGAAGTACTGGGCGCTGTTCTGGCGGGTCGGCATGACGGTGGCGACAGCACCGAGGGTGTCGTAGGGGCGGCCCGCGGTCGCGGCGAGCAATTCCTTTGCCGCGCTGCGGTCCCACTGCGGCACGTCGGCGATGATCCAGGCGCCGGGCGTGAGTCGCACGCGCTTGGCGCGCACGCCGCCGTCTCGCAGGCTTGAGCTTGCGATCGTCACGGAGCCGTCTTCATGCTCATCGATGATCGACTCGACGTGCGTGACGCGCTTGAACTCGCCGCGCTGCACGGCGCGGACAATGGCCCACCCAAGGCGCGCCGACAGGCCGTCGTTCGCGTGTCGGCCGACGTAGTGCGCGATCTTCACTTCGTCTGCTCGCGGCGGATGATCGCAAGCATTCCGAGCATCAGCTGCTGGACCGTCATCGTGGCGCCAGGGATGACGTTCCCCGTCGTCGGGTCTCGGAGCTGGAGGACATCGTCCATGTCACCGGGGTCGACGCTGAAGCTGCGCTCGCCCAGATCGCCGATCTGGCGCACCGAGCCATCCTGCAGAACGACAGCCTCCACCTCCTGAAAGGTGACAGTGGCATGCAGCGGGGACGGGTACTTGATCTGGATCGAAGGGACCCTGACGTAGGGCCTGCCTACTTGTGATGCGTCGTAGTTGCGTGACATGGTCTACTCCTGGTGGCCCTTGCGTCTCACGTTCAGAATGCTTTCAACAGAACATAGCCAGAAGTCACGCCAGTGCCAGCAGTCGAGACAATGGCCCGGGACTGCTGGGCCTGCACGTTGTTGACGGTCAGCGAAACGGTGCTGGAGGCGACGGCAGCCAACGGAGCTCCGATGCTGTACCAGCTTGCCCCGCCATCGTCAGAACCCTGGATCTGAAGAGACGGGGCCGTGCTGGCGGCTCCGATGTTGACCTGAAGTTGCAGGTTGGTGCTGTTCTGGACGTTGAGCGCCGGCGTGGCGCTGGTCAGCGTTGCCAGAGCCACGGTGCGGTCAACCAACTGCCGGATGTTCTGCCCGCGGTCGCTGGACTGCAGGCGGTTCACGGCCCGGGTAAATGACGGCGTCGTGCCGCCGACCGTCTGCACGTAGCGCACGCGGTTGCCGGTCAGTGCCAGCTTCGGGCTGCGGTAGATGCCTGTCGCCGTGATGCGCGGGAAGTCGTACACCCTGAACCAGTTGGTCCCGCTGTCGTCCGACTCCTCGATGCCGACATCCAGGGTGGGTAGGGTTCCCGTGACTGCGGTGACGGGAATGTTGACCTCGTAGCTCGGCCCAAACGTCGGCGTGAACGCGGCCGTTGTGGCAGATGCGGTCAGTGCGGCCGAGGCCACGTCAGCGATGATGCCGGGAATGTTCAGGTTGGCTGCCGTCACCGACCCAACCGTCGTGACCGTTGAGACGGTCGTGACGCCGGTGACCGTGGTCACGGTGCCAATCGAGCCGATGCTGTTGGCCCCCGCCTGCAGCTGCACCGGAAGTGCATTCTGCTGGCCCATCGATCGCGCCCCCTGGATGTAAACCGGCAGGTTCGCAAAGTTCTCGACCGATAGGTGGGCCATAGAGAACGTGCTCGAGCTCGCCGGCGCGACTGTGCCGTTGAAGTTCCAGAGGAACACGTACAGGTCGATCGACTGATCGGGGATGTTTTCGTATCTCGATGCCCTGGTGACGAAGCTGGGCGCGGTACTGGAAGCCCTCAGCGAGTCGGAGAAGAACACCTCGCGTCCGGTCAACTCAGTCTGCACAACCGTGCCGGGGGCGGCGGTGGTGTTGATGACGGCGGCGGTATCACCAGTCGCCCATCCGTTGCGCTGGGCGTCGACGTTGAGCGCGGTGGCTGTGGCGCCGGTGACGAGGTGTCGCACGTAGTTGCGGCCGAACAGCGTGCAAGTGCCAGTGCCAGTCGCAGGGTAGCCAGCCACGGTGAAGGTGATGCTCACCCCAGTCACTACGCTGGCGACCGCGTAGCGGCCCGGCACGGCGGCCGCCGCACTGACGATGCCGCCGATGTTGACGAACTGACCAACCATCGTGGAATCGAAGGTGTTCCCCGGCACGTTGACCGTGACGGATGTCGTCGAGTTGATGGTGAAACTCAAGGACTCGCCGATCAGGTCGGCCAGCAAAACTGCAAAGTTGTTGTTGACGATTCGCTGCGACGCCACGAGCGAGAATCTCTGGCGCAGAGAGCCCCTGAACGCTGACACCGAGCGAGCCAGAAACTCAGCGTTGACCGTGGTTCCTGCCACCACGTTGAGTGAGCCAGCTGCCTGGTTGTACGTGACGCCGCCCGTGACGACGGGCGTCTGGACGAAGAAGCTATCGATCACCGATGCGCCAACCGCGCTGAAGCCAGCGCCGGTGGCGTTTTGGCCCACGATCCGCATCGGCTGGGCGGCCTGGTCCGGGCTGGGGACGGCCGTCAACGCAGACGGCAGCCGAGCCAGGAGAGACGTCCAGTTCTGCAGCGCCCGCTTGACCAGCGAAATCAGAGAGAACGCTCCGGCGTCGGTGGTTGCAGCAGCATCCGAAGGGGTGCCAAGGTCGATGTCAATGTTGGCCAGGCTGGTGTTGCTGACAGGCATGGCCACGCCGCCGGAGATGCCTTGAACCGCCTGAGCGGTGGTTCCGCTCACGCCAGGCAGGGTGACGCTGCCGCCACTGCCACCACCGCCACCACCACCACTGGCGGCGTAGGCCTCGCCAGTTATCGGGTCGACAAGAACAACGGCTTCTGCGACGTCGTTTCCAACTTTTTTCAGCATGTCTTTTCCTTCGGCTCAGGCCTCAGCCTGGTATGCGTCCACGTACTCTTCATCCGACTCTTCGGCGGGCCGCGTAGCGGCCTTTCTGGAGGCCACAACAGCGTCCGTCAGGGGCGCCTCGGAGTCCTTGGAGAACTCCTTCTCGAAGTCGGATTGCGAGTTCTTCATGTCCTCGTCGCGCTTCCGTATGAGCCGCTCGAGATCACCCCGCTTCCGATCCTCCTCTTCCTTGCTCTTGGGCTTGCGCTTGGGGCCGTAGAGGAATTGGCGTTGACCAGAGTCCTTCTCAGTCGAGGGGATCAGGCCACCGACCGGCTCATCCTCAGCGTTGGCCATGCGTCGAGCCATGGTCTTCTTCGGGTTGCCGATCTCGTCGGGTGTGAATTGGCGATCCATTGGTCCTCAGTACGTGTTGTTCGCGCGGTCCCAGGCATACGAGTACGTGTCGATGTCCTGTTGCGCGGGGTTCATGGGGACCGATGCGGGCGCTGCCACGGAAGGCGGAGAAATGGCGGGTGCTGCGGTCACGCCGGCGCCAGTCGCAACAGGAGGGGGCGTGGCGCTCACCGGGGCGGCCGCGACCGGGGCGACGCCCACAGGAGCCGCTCCAACTGGCGCGGCGCCAGGCCTTGCAAACCGCGCTCGAAGCGCAGCGACGCGCTCACCCTGCCAGCCGGCATTGCGAGACGTTGGAGGTTGGAAGCCCGTCCTGACTGGAGCCTGGGCGGGGTCGGCAGCCTGGCCCGGCGCGATGAGGCCGGCAGCGCCGGCCATGTCTCGAGCCAGAGGGTCCACCTTCATGATGGACTGGGCGATCGGGTCCTTGCCCACCACCTTCTGGATCTGGGAGCCGCCGGGTAGCTTGGAGACCACCCCGCCGACCGCATTCCTCAGCTTCTTCAGGAAGCCCACTTCAGCCCACCATCTTCTTCATCGTGGCGGCCTCTTTCGATTGGCAGCCCTGCTCTTTGCAGTAGCCGGGGGTCTTGCAACCCTTGCAGGCCTCGAACTCCTTCGGGGCCTCGTCCCAGGCCTTCTCGTAGGCCTTCGAGCCCTTGTCGATCATGTCGGATGTGGTGGCAGCCATGGGGCCCTTCGGTGAAGCACGCAGTGCGGGATTTGACGCGCGAACATAGCCACACCCGCGGGGCTGCGCCACCCGCGAACGCGGATCAGGCGGCCGAGCCCCCGCTCGACGCCCGCCTCGCGATCCAGGAGATGCGAGCACTCTCTGCCCGCTTCCGCCTGGTCTCCTCCGACTGAAGGGGAGCGCCACGCTCGGCGAACCTGCGGAGCTGCGCGCAAGGCCTGTAGTGCGCATAGATGATGACCGTCAAAGCGCGGTCTCCAGCATCTCCGGCCTCACCTTGATCCGCGACACCTCTCCATGCTTCTTGTGATAGGTCACGCAATTTGCCGCGCGCTGAGCGAGCCACCCGCCGCGGGCCGCGTAGGCGTCCTTGGCGGCGATCGTCGGGTGCTGGAACACGGTCATCCCGTTGTGCTCCTTTTCATCGGTGTGGTGCATGTGCCCAACATGCACCACGCGATGTTTGGTGGCGCCCCAGATCTTCGAGAAGGCGGTAGCGAACAGCAGCGGCAGCGCCTCCTTCTTGGCCAGGTGGCCGTGATGGAAGCAGACCATCGTCTCGCCGTGCTGGTGCCCGTAGTAGGGGAACTCGCTGTCGACCACCTCGATGCGGGGCTCGTTCTCGTAGAGCGCCCTGAACATCGCGCGCAGCCACATGCCAGACACCGGGTCGTGGTTGGCGTCCGCCATCAGCACGGTCACCCGCTCGTGCTTTGCGAGCGCCAGGTTGACGATGCGGCGCAACACGCGGATGGCCACCGCCACCAGCTTTGGGAAGCGGCCATCCTGATCGAGGAGGTGCCCGCTCGCCGGCGTCAGCGCCTTCATGGAGTCGCTGTGAAGGAAGTCGCCGAGCTGTGCCACATAGGCGTGGCGCGCAGCCGGCGCCGACTCGATCATTTTCTCGAAGCAGCCCCACAGGGTCCGCTCGGCTATCGCCAGGTCCCAGTCCTCGCCGGTCTCCTTGGCCCAGCACAAAGCACCGATGTGCACATCTGTCAGCACATAGACGTTCAGTAGCTCGTCGCCAGTGGGGATCGGCCCCTCGATTGGGGAGGCGCGAGGGATCTCCTCTGCCATCGCGGCGGCGGCGGACCTCATGGCGGCCAGCTGTTCACCAGCCCTCAAGTCAGCCTTCACCCACTGCCCGCGGACCTTGCCATCGGCGTCGTAGTAGGTGGACACGCCCTTGGCCACGTGCGTGTCGGGCACCGGCTGCTTCCAGGCATGCTCGGGCGAGTAGCCCTGCTTCGCTGCGCGCTCACGCAGCCTGGCCATCGACTCGGAGATAGTGTTGCGAGTCAGGCCCAGCGCGCGAGCTGCAGCAGTCTGTGAGCCGTGCTTCTCGATCGCATCGATGAACTCAATCTGTCGCGCGGACGCGAACTGCAAGAGCCCGGGGTCGATTCTTTCGATGGGATTCATCAGCTGGTGTTCAGTTTGTACACGCGCGTCCTTCCGCTGGTTCTTGCGTCGATGTTGCGGGCGATCGCCAGGGCCTTGGAGGCGCTGGCACCGGCTTCGAGTGCGGCCCGGGCGGCCGCGCCACCTGAGCCTATTGCGTACCTGCCCGGGACCGTCGTGAATCCGTCCAGGCGCGTCCATGTGCAGACCTTGGTCCCGTCGAGCAGCAGGGCGCTGGCGCAGGCTTGGGGTGGGGGCTTGCCGTTGCAGCCATCCTTCAGGTAGGCCTTGGTGGCCTCGATGGCATCGAGGGCCCCAGCGAAGCCAACGAGCGCGCCGTTGATGCGCCACACCTTGCGCATCGGGCCCTTCTCGAGGCCGTCGCTCCAGTGTGAGTCGGCGCACATGATGCCGAGCGCTGCGTCGACTGTGATGGTGGTCATCGGCTGGGCCGCCTGTAGCTGTGAGCGTAGAAGATGCTGTTGAGCTGGCGCACCAGCTCTCCCACCGTGTAGCAGAGGGCCTCCTCTTCGATGATGCCTCCGGTGAGCCTGATGCCGCGGACGTCCATGAAGCGCAGCGCGGCGTGCGTCATCTCGTGAGCCCCGATCTCCGAAGGGCGACTCAGAAGGTCGACCTCGTTGAGCAGGACGGTCGCGATTCTGCCGCGCTCTCCTCGCGCCGGGCGCGACATTCCACGCACGTGGGATTTCACCCTGTTGATCACGCAGCCCTGCGTGGCGCCATCGTTTGCAACGTCGGAGCCAAGCAGCCAGGCCTCGCGCAGCATCCAGAACCTGTTGGTCGCGATGCGCAGCTCGATGCGGGACCACGGGTGGCCGGCCATCTCCGTCATCCACGCGCCAGGCCACAGGTCGTAGCGCCGGGCATGCGGCGCGCGCTCGTTGAAGGCCCTCGAGCGGCGCTGCAGATGCCGGCGCTCAGCGCGTGGAGCCAGCCTGGCCCGACGCTTGATCTTCTTGGCGCCCTTGACCTGGTTGCGCCTCACTTGCCTGGCCAGGCGTCGAGCAGTGCTCGGACCTCTCCAGCGTGACCTTCAGCTGCTCCTGCAAGCTGCGCCTGAACTCGCAGTGCTTCTGCCAGTACGTCCCCGATGGCGGCGGCCGCTGCGTCACCGGCGGCCCCGGAATCTGCAGTGGCGCTGCAGGCTCGACCGAGGGAATCGGCGAGTTGTGCCCGCAGCCGCTCAGCGTCGCGGCGCTCGACAGCAACAGCAGACCGCAGGCGCGCCTCGTTGGCCAGCGCTGCCTGGCGCTCCAGGTTGCGGGCTTCGGCGATGGCTTCGGCGATTGCATGCTCTCTCTCCCTCTTAAGTGTGGTGGCCTCGAGCGAGGCTGCCTTGTAGGCGGTCTGCAGGGTCACGATCGCGGCCTCCGCAGCCTGCCTCGCGACCTTGTGGCCCTGGCCCCAGTTGATGGCGCTCCACAGGCCCAGGCACAGGCCCAGGATGACGGCGTACGGCGCAAGGCGCAGGTAGATGCGTGGGTCCATGTTCATCCTCAGTAGCCGGCCTTGGATGCCGTCTCGTGCGACGTCTTGGTGCTGCCCGCCATAGCTGCCTTGGACATGACCTTCTCGGCGAACGTCAGGGCCAGCGCGTCGCCGCCGTCAGGGCTTCTGATCTGGCGCTTCTCGAGCTTCTCCTTCGACTCGAGGAGCTTGCGCCCGTTGCTCGAGACGTCGGGCTGCGGCGCGCAGATGTCGCTGATGAACGCGGGGTTGTTGACGATGCGGTTCGGCTTCTCCTCGAACCAATCCTTCATTCGCCACCACATCTCGGCCTTCTTGTTGGCGTAGATGTCGGGCTCGCTTGCGGCCTCCCCGAACATCACTCCGATCACAGGAATCTGCAGCTCTTGCAAGCGATCCACGATGCCAGTGCCGATGCCGCCCTTGTCCACGAAGATCGCGTCAGGATCGAACTCTGCGTAGTAGTTGGCCAGCTTGCCGGCGACCTGCATCGAGCTGAGCTTGTCGTGGTACTCCACACGAAACACCACGCGGCCGCGGCGGAAGACGATGCAGGTCCGGTCCTTGGTGCTGGCGCCGTCGCTCGCCGGGTCGCAGCCGATGATCAGGGCGCCGGCCTCGTCGTAGAAGTCGCCGTTGGCTGCCGAGCTCACGAAGTGCGGCGAGCACAGCGGGTTCATCGTGCCGGTCTGGAATGCGAGAGCTGCGGTGTTGTGCGTCAGGATGCCGTTCGCATCGAAGGCCTCGCCTCCGCGGACCGTCATGTCGTAGGTTGCCTCGAAGCCGTCCTCGACCACCGACGCGACGCGATCGACCATCTCGATCTCGAGGCGCCGAGCTCCGGTCTTGCCAACCGCACGCCACGAGGCAGCCTTGTCGGACTTGCGCTTCGAGATGAAGCCGACCACCTCGTTGAACTTGATCGACTCATTGCGGCGCATCGTCAGGCTGTAGCCGACGTGAGTCTTGTCGCCCTTCCTGCTTGTCTCGAGACCCAGCCTCGACGTGATGCCGAGCGCAAGCAGCAGCAGCTGTGTGCCGCCGAGGAAGTCCTTGTGCTTGCTGAACAGAGTGACGCGCGGATGCCCGTAGCCATTGAACCCGTCAGACTCGAAGAGGCCCCGAAGGAACTGGATCACCACGGGCCGCGGAGAGCGCCAGATGCATTCCGGGACGCAGACCATGCGCTTGCGGCCTGAGTTGCCAGCCCCGTCACGCAGCAGGCCAAGCCTGTCAAAGACGGCCGTGAGCTCCTTGCGCTGCGCCCTGACCTCGACGCCGCCGCCCTTGCTGCCGACCTGTCGCGTCGCAGAAGATATGCCCAGCACATCCTGCAGAAGACGCTGGCACTCGGCGACCACATCACCGTCCCTGGCGTCGCAGCAGAAGCTGACGCAGCCGTCGTACAGCGACCCATCACCCATAAAGAGGCCCAGCAGCAGGCCGAAGTCTTCTTCGACGCGGATCGAGCTGTCGACCCCGAACTCGCGCCAGCGCTCGACGTGCTGCGCCTCGGCAAGCATCGGCGGCTGCAGCCTGATGTCGACCCCTTTGCAAGACATCATCGGCAGCAGGACCCCGCCCGCCGTGAAGACCGGGTGATCCCAGGTTCCCCTGAACTCATACCCCAGCGAGGTGGTGAGCTTGAAGATCTGAGACGGCGGCTGCTTGTTGCTGGCTTCGATCGCGCCCATTGTCGCCGCCATACCGGAGGCCACGTCTTCGATCTTGATCAGCCCCGCGCTCGTGCCAACGCGCGTTCCCGCCACCACACACGCCGGGTACTCCTGATCGAAGAGCCACGCGAACCCGTCGCCGTAGCTGGTGATCTTGTTGGCCCGCCACTGCATCTGCTCCATGTCGAGGCCGTGGCAGTCGCGGTATGCGATGTCGGCATCGGAAAGTTCAAGGTCGGCTCGAACTGGGGCGCGGTACTCCTCTTGCCAGAACCATGGCACGAAGATCGGGATGTAGAGACCCTTGCCCTCCTCCGCGTCCTGCCACATCAGGTGGAACGCATTGCCCAGGCCGTTGCCGGTGGACTCGAGGATGATCTCCGTCGGGGCGGCGTCGACGATGGTGTTGCCGATGCCGGCCAGGTGGCTCTGAGCGTTGGCCCAGAAGCCGAATTCGCTGTTGCTGGTGGCGCACTGTGTCAGGCAGTAGTCGTGGTCAGGGTGGTCGACCTCGATGTCCCAGACCATTTCATCTGCCGGATCGCCGATCGAGTCGATGGCGAGCCAGGCGTAGCCACCCTGAATCCGGGTGTCGTGTACGGCCCTGCTGCGTGGAGGCATCTCCCAGCCAAGCATCGGCGCGATCGCGTCGACCGCAGAGCCCGTGATGCGCAGCGTGTACTGGGCCTTCTCGTTGCGGCCTCCTCTCTGCCTGGCGTCGCGGAAACTGACCGACGGGAACCCGTAGCCGAGTGCAGCCACGACGTCGCGCATGCCGTAGGCGATGGCCGGCACGATAGACGGCGCCTGGATGCGTCGATCACGCTCCGGCGAGCAGTGCCCATCGCCAGCCAGGTAGCCGACCAGCAGGCCGCGAACGAACTCGCGCGGCATCCGCCACCATTCGTGGGGCAAGTGCTTGCCGCCGTTGCGGCCGCACATGCGCAGCACGAAGCTCGCGAACTGCCGGCCATAGGCGTTCGTCATTCGCGTCTTGCTGCCCTTGTTCGAGCGCTCGGACAGCGACGAGAAGCCGCCAACCTCGCGCACCCAAGCGGTGTTGCGCTCGAGCTCGCGCTCGTGGCAGGCGAAGATCACGGCCGCCGGCGCATGGGGCGCCTTGGTTTGCAGGTCAACGTGCCCTTCTGCCAGGTACAGGCCCAACATGCGGCCGAGCTCGAATGTCAATGGCATGGACTCTGGGCCAGGCGCCTCGGACCTCCCGCCGCCGTGGGCGCGCACTGTCGGATCGCAGGCGAATCGGGTCGTCAAGATCTCCTCGGTGATCTCGCGCACCGGGAAGCCGAGCTCGTCGCCGACGCGCAGGTCAGCCAGAGCGACCATCCCACGGCGAGTCCAGAATTTGTGGCTGTCGGTGGCGCGCAGGCGCAGCCCGTTCATCGCAATGCGCAGCTCACGGGTCGAGCCCGAGTGCCAGCTGATCCCCTTGACCGGCGCCTCGAAGCCGCGGCGCGTTCGGACCACGTCGCCAGGCTCCAAGGTCTCGATCGCGCGCAGCGATCCATCCGCCATCATTACCAGGGCGCCCGCCCCCAAGCAGCCGTGCAGAAGCTGCGCAGTGTTCGATCGTCCGACGTCCTTGGTGCCCGCGGTGGCCAGCTTGTAGCCTCCATCCAGCAGGTCGAAGATCAACTCTTTCGCGTTGGTCGCGCCGGTGCTGATCGGGATCAGGTTGTGGTCGTGGTAGCGCCTCACCATCTGGTAGAGGTTGTCGGTCGCCTTCTGCTCGTGCGTCACGATGAAGGCCTGCTGGCCGAGGTTCATCGTTGTGCGATGGTAGAAGCGGGCCCCAACCAGGGTGCTGATGCCCTGTTGACGGCCCTTCAAGATCAAGGCCCGCACGAAGCCGAGCCGCTTGCGCTGCTCCTCGAGCTGGGCGTGCACGAAGCGCTGGGCGCGGTTCCATATGAACGGAACGATGCGGCCGTCCTTGGTCTTCACCTTCAGGCAGTGGGCGCTGTAGACCTCCAGGTTGTCCCTGAGGAGCTTCAGGCCGGCGAGCTTGGGATCGTCTTCAGTCATCGGGCTACCGCGGCCACCTGGCGGCCATCGGCAGCGCCTTCCGACCACAGCTGTCGTTGCAGCGCCAGAGCCAGGCCCACGCGCGTCCTCGCCCCGGCCCGCCTGGACATCGCCAGCAGCCGGTGGTTGATCGTGGTGTTCGGCACCCCGGTGGCGGCCACCATCTGCTTGTTGCTCTTCTCCTCGAGCAGCATCGCAGCGATCCCCGAATCGATGTGATCCCTCGTGATGCCGAGGCTGGCCTCATGCCGCGCGCGCAGCACTGCGTTGCGGATCATCAGAGACCCTCCGATCGCAGCCAGATGCGCCAGTGCAGCCGGATGGACTGGCTCAGCCTGTAGTCGCACCCGGGGTGTCGGCGTTGGTGAAAGCGCCAGTCATCGATGGCGTGCCAGGCGATCTTCGGGGAGTTGATCACGAGGCGCATCGAGATGCCGATCCAGACGAGAGGGATCAGCACCGCGATGATGGCCGTCATGGCGACGCATCGCCAGAGCGCACCCAGCAGGGTGGAGGTGGCGGGACTGCGCCTCAGCATACCGAGCCCATCCTGATCAGGAAGTCATCGATGGGGTTATGCGCGCGCTGATTGAACGCCTCCTCGAATTTCGAGAGGACACTCACCGGCTCCGGCAGCTCGATCTCTTGCCAGTCGCACAGCCAGCGGCGGAAGGCCGGCATGTTCCCCGCCCATACGGCGTCTTCATCTGTGCTCACGAGCATGGTCCAATGAGAGCCCTTTCCACTGTGCATCAGCGCCACCCGGATGCGCTCAATCCTGGGCTTCGGCTTCACGCGGTACTGGGTGGACAAGCTCCACAGAGGAGAATTGTCGAGCGTCACTGCCTGCCAACTGTTGGTGGAATTATTCAGGAACTCGATCTCCGCGCCATCGGCCCAAGCCTTGATGACTGCGGCGTGCTTATGGGGTTTGTTCATGTTGTCTTTCTGTCTCCTCTCAGGAGATCGTGCAAGATTGTTGATTCGGAGAAGGTGGGGCCAGCGCGCCTTCTGAACTTGATGGTCGGGTAGTCCGGCGGCGGCATCGGGAGACAGGCGGAGAACCGCCGCATCAGCAGCAGCGGGCCGGCATGCTGCAGCATTTCGCGCGCTATCGTGTTCGAGGTCACGATCCTGAAGCCGTCGATCGCCCCAAGCTCGCCCGTGTACAGCGCCTGCCGCGGCACGATGATCTTCATCAGGCTCTCAGCCTTGACGATCGCCGGCGCTGCAGCGGCGCCAAGGATTCCGGCCAGGAATGAGCGGCGGCCGATCACGTCGGCCCCCACTTCAACACCCGATACCATTTGCCCCAGACCTGCAGGAACAGGCCGCCGCGGAAGAAGAACCGCGGGCTTCTCCAGGAGAGCTTCACTTGAACGCCTTGATCATGGCGTCGGCGTACTCGAGGCGCCAGCGGACGATCCACTCCAGCCTCGACTCGAGCCCGCTCTCGATGCGCTTCAGGCCCATGCCCGTGTCGACCACGACGGTCTTGCGTCGCTGCTGGAAATCGCCAGGCACGTCGGGCGCATGGGCCGCGAAGTAGGCGCGCAGGGTCATGCCCGTGGGGAGGGCTGGCATGACGGCGGGTGCGCTCTGGACCTCCACCGGCTCCCTGGTCACTTCCATCATGTCATGCTCCTCTTGGGCCACGACTTCGGGCGGTCGCGCCACTGGATGTCCTCTTGGTTGGGCGACTTCCCTTGGGCACTGAACATCACCTCTGATGCGCACCACCCGCTCCGCGCAGACATGCTCCAGAGCTTGCCGTCCCACCACCTCACGGCATTCGGGTCCCGAATCGTGCTCGCTGGCCACCACCCGACAGAGGGCGGCGGGCCGCTGCGCCAGGCGCTCAAGACAGCCGCCCATCGAGCTCGCGAGCGGCCACGGCCTGGCTCAGCTGCAAGCGGGACAGCCACGCATCGCTCGACACCCAGCCACCAGCGGCCCGGGCTGCCAGGCGCTTGCGCTCACGCATCAGGCGCCTCTCTTCGGCGCGGCGCATGCGCTCGGTGTCGCGGATCTTGTCGCGCGAGGGGCGGGGCCGGGCGGGCGAAGTGCGCATCGGCTCGGCGCGGATGCGCGACGGGCCAGATGCTGCGGCAGGCGAGCCGCTCATGATGGCCATCATTGCCATCGCTGCGGCTATGCCGCCTCGTGTCTTCGGGTTCATGTTGCTCCTCAGATGTCACGCCGAATGGCGCGCCAGATGCGTCTGAGTAGGCTGGCCTCGCGAAAGTTCCCGATGCGCTGCTCCAGCTGATGGGCGACCTCGGCCTGGTGTTCGGCGATCGATCGCTTCCTGGCCAGGCTCTCGGTCAGCTCGCGCTTCTCCTGCAGCAGGCGCTCAATCGACCGCGTCTCCACGCGCAGCCGGTCGCTCAGCGCCTTGTTGACAGCCGGCCCAATCAGCTCAAGCAGTCGCGGCCCGACGGCCACGTAGCTGTCCGCGCGGTGCGTGAAGCCATCCTCGACGCGCTCCTCGACAACGTGCGTCACCGGCAGGCTGTAGCGCACGAACGTGTCTCCGCCGCCCGGGTTGCCCCAGGCGCGGCCGCCATCCATGCGCATCTCGTGGATCGGGATCTCGTCATGTGTGCCGGCGATCGTGCGGACGGTCTGGCTGACCTCGTAGACGGTGACCTTCTTCAAGCGCGCTCCTTTTGCATCTGTTCTTCCCCAAGCCGGGACAGCATCTCCTCAAATGGCGCCAGGCTCTTGCTCTCGTCGAGTTTGAACATCTTGCGCTGCAGAGGCAGGTAGACCCCGTGCGCGGCGCCGAGTTCCTTGGCCATCTTGATTCTTCCGGCCAGGCTGATGACGTAGCGATAGAGCTCGTTGATCTTGTCGTTCTTCCAGCCGCCGCTGGCCGCCGGCCCAGACTCGTCCAGCGCCTCAGCCATCGCCTCCAGGAACGGCCTGAACTTCGGGTCGGTCAGCGCCTCCAGCTCGTCGAGCATCGAGCGCTGCACCTCGAGCGCCCTCCTGACGTCGGCGCGCTGCTGCATGTCCACCGCTGCAGAGGCATCCGAGTAGGCATCGACGTAGGCCTTCTCTGCCATCCTGGTTGCCACTGGCAACTCGGTGGCAACCTGCTGCTTGGCAACCGCCACGATGACCTTGTTTTGCGTGGCCTGCTCGATCTTCTTCGAGATGTCCCTGACCCAGCCCTCGCGCTCAGCCCGCTTCTGGATGCCAGGCCTGGAAACACTGTACCGCTTGGCGATCTCGTTGAGAGACAGCTCACCGGCGCGGTAGTGCCGCTCGATGGCGGTCCAGTCGATGTCGCCCCTCTCAGCCACGTGCCAATCCCTCATGCCACCAGGCCAGCCATCGCTTCACGTCATCCTCTTGGCCTGGCTCAATCAGGACAAGCGCAACGTGCCGTTCATTGACCTGGTCATGGGGCCCCAGCGGCCGCACATCAGCCTGGCGCAGATAGCCGCGGGCCCTGTCGCGACCGGCGACGGGCGGCCAGGAGACGAGCAGGCGATCTCCCCTGTCCCACCCCTCTGGCACGAAGCCTGGCTTGAAAGGGCTCACGCCACACCTCGTGGCAGCGGCGGCGCGATGCGATGCACGCAGTAGCCATGCTCGATCGGTGGGGCCATGTACGGCTGCCGCTCCGGGTGACCGGGCTCACGCCGGCGGCAGGCCTGGCACAGCGGGTGCTGCGTGCCTTTGCACCTGGCGATGTCGTAGGGCAGGCCCATCAGGCCCCCTTCTGCGCTGCCGCCGCACCGACTCTGCGCATCCAGGCCAGCACCTTCAGGGGGTCGACCGCGATGTTGCGAGAGCCATTGGTGCCGACACTCAACAGCTCCCCGCGAGGGAATCCTGGCGGGGCCTTGCCGTCGATTGAGACCGTCATGGTGAGCGGCCGGCCCGGCTGATGCGCCTGCTCGGCCAGGAGCGTTTCAAAACACTGGGCGAGCAGGCTCATCATGACGCGCCGCTGGTTGGGTTGTTCGCTCACTGCAGCATCTCCCACCTGATGCCGAGCAGCCATCGCTGAGCAGCCCTGTGGAGCGCGTTGGGAGCCGTGGCGTGAGGCGCCACAAGGCCATGACCCACCGGAGACAGCCGAACCTGCCAGCCGGATCGAATTCCAACGAGCCTGTACGGGGATGGAGGCTCTGGCGGCAGGCCGGCTCCGGTGATCCACCGCCAGGCATTGCGTGCGGGCGTACTCAACCCCCCTCCCACAGCTTGATGCGCAGCTGCAGCACGCGGCTGTACTGCAGCATGTGGTTCAGCTGCTCGTGCAGCAGGCGGGCCTCAACCAGGCTGACCTGCGCGCTCGCTGCGGTGGCCAGGAACGTGGTCAGCTTGTGCAGCTTCTCGTCGAGCTCGCGCTTCTCTTCGATGACGCGCTGCTGGTGGGGCGCGGCGGTCACCGGCGGGCCCTCACCGAGGGCTGCATAGAGCCGCTCCATTCCGTCGATTTTGTGACTCGGTGCTTGATCATCTCAAAGGTTTTCCGATTCATGTGGAGGCGCCCATTGATCGCGATCGACTGGCCGTCCCCAATGAGCGGCGGGTGACTCCCCAGGAAGTCCCGCGCCCAGAGGTTGAACTTCTGGCGGTAGGCTGGTGGCAGTGGCAGGTCATCCGGCAGCTGATAGCGCGGCCTCCCGCACTCGATGACGATTGGAATGCCGAAGATGCTGTGCGTCATCGCATCGTCTCCGGAACCCTTGGCGCCTCTACCTCACGCGGACGCCCAGCGATGCGTAGCATCTCGTCCTCTCCCGGCTGGTCGCGGATCGGGCGCAAGCAGCTGTCGGGGATCATCCTCGTCGTGCGGCCATCCATGCGCGGCAGATCGCGGTCGATCTCCCACAGATATTCATCGGTGAACCGATCGTCAGGCCACAGCACCTTCTTCGGGCCGATCGCGCGCACGCACTGCACGATCTTGTCGCGGTTGCCGGCCTCGCTGCGGATGATGCGGGCCATGTCGCCCTGCTGGCAGTTCAGGCTCATAGGCTCGCCGCGAAGCTGAAGACGTCGTTGACCATCGGCCCGCTAGCGCCGGCGGCTCCCGCCCTGCGACCCGTGCAGAGCCTCCAGACAGAGCCGCAGCCGTGGCCCGAGCCTGTGGCCAGGCCCTGCCGCTTGAGCGACTGCAGATGCACCGACGCCGTGGCGGGTGCGATCTTCAGCAACGCTGCCAGCTCCCGCCTCGCGATTGGCTGGTGGATGCGCAGCAACTCGAGGACCTTCATCTCGGACGGCCTCATTGCAGCTTGTGCTCCCACGCATTCTGGCGCTCCCGGGGCTTGGCCCGGCGCAGGCCGACGGTCGAGGCCAGGTCAGTCATGTCGACCGAGACTTCGGCCAGCCTGCTTGTCAGCGACCACCACCCCTCTCGGTCGCCGCGCAGGGCGTCCTCGAGGCGGCGGATGGCTTCGGCGGACTCTCGCGAGATCCACCACGCCAACCCCAGCGCGACAGCCGACATCACCACCGCGGCCCACATCAAAATCTCCAGCATCTCTACTCCTGGGCGGGGGACATTCCCCGTCCTCGGTGTGACTCGATGCCGGGTAGTGAGTTCCGTGATGCGCGAAGAATTTTCACGCGAGCCGCCCGAGCTCTGAGAGCGCCTCGTCGGAGTGGGACCGGCGCGTCGCGGCCTGCAGCATCCCGGGCCCGTTGACGCGGCGCGTGATCTCGTCGATCTGCCATGCGTCGGCCAGAGCGGAGCACCCCGTCTTGTGCCAGTACCAGGCCGCGGTCAGGCATGCGTCTGCGTCCTCGGCCACCAGTCCGGGCTGCTCGACGTAGGGGCGGCCCAGGGCGGCAGCCGCCTCGGTGTAGTTGGAGCGCCCCGTCAGCTGCTTGAGCCCGCGACCTCGAAAGCGCCAGCCATCCCCGCTCGCCGCGTCGCCGTTGCCGAGCCGGCCGGCGTAGACCGCGTTGGCCAGGGCCTGTGGGTTGCGCGCCAGGGGCTGCGCCGCGGCCACGCCCTTGACCCTGCCAGGGAAGATGGCTGCGATGCGCCCAGGGTCGCGGTAGTACAGGCTCTCCTCGAGCTGCGTGAATTCGGCGCTCTCGACCCGGCACTGGGCCACGAATGCGGCGATGCGAGCCGGCGCGTTGATCCCGAAACGGGCGCACGCGGCAGCCAGGGGGGCTGCGAAGCGGCGGGCCTGTGTCGGCCCCACGCCGCAGGCGATCAGGGTCCGGACATCCATCAGCCGCCCTGCGTCGCGACCAGAGCGCCCGTCGCCGCGTTGATCAGCATCATCGGGCCTCCGAAGCAGGCGCCGGTGTCGATGTAGCAGACGTTGCCCACAGCGACCGGCGTCTTGACCGGGGTGTGCCCCACGTAGACCCGGCGGATGCCTGCGACGTCGGGCGTGCCGTCGCCACGGACTGCGGCCTCGAGCCGCTCGCGCGACCACAGCAGCCAGTTCGCCGACGCGCGATCGCCGGCATCGAGCTCGGCGGCCAGGGCGCTCCACGACATGCCGGGCGGCACGTCGGCGTGCACGATCCCGATCGGGCCGCGCGCAGTCTGCACCTCGATAGCCAATGGCAACCGAGAAAACGCCTCGGCGTACTCCGACCTGATGTCGGCATCCAGGCCAGCCATCCACTGGCCGCCGTTGATGACGTGGTGAGCCGCGTCATCGCCGCCGCCGCACGCATGCGCAATGGCCATCAGCTCGTGGTTGCCCATCACCGCATGGACCCAGGGCCTGGCGATCCACTCGAGGGCCTGGTCGCTGTCCGGGCCCCGGTCGACGAGGTCTCCGACAGAAAGCAGGCGATCGCGCGCGGGGTTGAACGCAGCTGCCGCGAGAAGCTCTTCGAGCCGGGCGAACTCGCCATGCACGTCACCGACGATGAGGTCTCGGCCCAGTTCGTTCAGGGGCAGGCGCTTGATGAGCGTCATTTGCGCTGCTCGATCACAGGCACGGGGGACGACTCTCGAGGGCTGCGGATCACGCCGCTTGCGACAGCTCCCATCACCGCCGCGATCATGAGTCCGACCGCCTGGTGCACCCAGCGCGATGTCTGCGCGTGGGCGGGCTGGGCGCCCTCGATCGTCTTGACTCGACCCTGTAGATCAGTGATCTCTCGGAAAGCTCTCTCGAGCGCCTCGCGGCTAGACCCGAGGCGCTCCTCCATGACCGCGAGCCGGGTGACCGCGCCGGCCATCTGGATCATCGACGACTTCATTTCTGCGACATCGCTGCTGACCGCGCGCAGCCGCTCGAGGGCCAGGGCGAGTTGGGATGGGTCAACGCCCTGGCTCTTGTCCGCCTCACTCATGCGTCGAGCCCCGGCTGGCGGGTCGCGCGCGCTGCGATCGTCGCGGCGCTGATCGCGATCGAGGCCTGGGCGAAGAGACTGAGTGCCGCAACCCCGCCGTCGCCGCCGAGTCCGACAAGCGCGGCCAGGGCGGCCTGCTGCTCCGCGGGCAGTGCGACGTACGCCCCGCACGCGGCAGCCCACAGGCCCTGGATGCGCACGCTCCACAGCTTCAGGAGCTGCCGACGCGGCAAGAATTTCGGGGTCATTGTGGGGGGGGTTCCTTTCGTGGGCAACAGGGTAGCAACAGCGCGCAACCGGATGCGCGCGATTCTAGGGTCGCCGACCGGCCCTTGTGCCCCTACTCCACGATCTCGGGCCCAGCATGCAGGGGCATAGGGTAAGCACCTACGCACAACCGTCTGTTGGCTGTGGCACAATCTGTTCTGTGGTCAACACAAACAGGAGCAGAAAGATGCGAGTCACCCAATTTTTCGCCCGCACCGACATCGTCGTCGTGGGCAGTCACCCCGAGATGGCCGACTTCAGCAACCCACGCGGTCACCTGTACGGCTTCTCCGCCTACGTCGTCGCCGACAGCGAGAGCGGTGACCGTCGTGAGCTTTACATCACCACCAGCCGAGACGAGCGCGAGTGCCTGGCCGGCGCCGAGGCGGTCGCCGCGGCACTGAACGCGCGCCTGGCCCTGGGCAAGCTGCCGGTGGCTTTCGGTCGCTGGCAAGAGGGTCGGCCGGCCTACGGCAGCGACGCCTACGACCCTGAGGATGAGATCGCCCTCGAGCGCCGCGAGGCGGAAGAAGAGGCCTTCGCCTAACCACCCCCGCTGCAGGTCGCAGCGGTCAGCCCCGAGGCTGACCCTTGTGACCGTCAACCAGGAGACCACGATGACCCAGCCCCGCATCTACTGCGCCCTGCAGTTCGCCCCCGCCACGCCTGAGGGCCGCCGCCCCTACATCGCCATCTACGTCGCAGCGACCAGCTTCGACCTGGCAGCCCAGTACCTCCGCGAGGAGCAGTACCTCGTCGGCCCGGGCGAAACCTACCTGCTCTCCGACGAGGCGGTGCGCCGCGGCCCAGTCGGCCGGATCTCGACGGGCCAGGAGCGTCACGAAGAGCCGACGATCGCCGAGCACGAGGCCTGGGTGCGCGCCATGACGCGCCCGAGCTGGAGCGGCGGCGAGCGCGACGGCCCGACCTACATCCGCATCAAACACTGAGGAGACCGATATGCCTACCTGGCACCAAGAGCGAGAGGGCAAGACCCTCCCCGCACTGCACCACCCCACCAAGTGGTCCAGCTACAACCCGACCGGGCACTTGTCCGTCATGCGTCACGAGTCCGAAGAGGCTTGCATGGCGTACTGCAAGAAGACCGGCGACATCCCGCTGCCCCCGACCCAAAGCTGAAAGTCACCCATGACCACCACCTACCAAGGCCACCTCCCCGACGGTTCGTCCGTCCAGAAGCACAGCGCCGGCGGCGCGTACCCCTACGTGCTGGTGCTGCGCGACTCGCAGCGGCCCGGAGCGAAGTTCGATTGGGGCCTGATCGGGCCCGGCATCGACAAGACGCTCTGGTTCCTGACCAGCGCGAACTGGGACCACTACGTGAACTTCCTCAAGAGTCGCGGGTAAACACCTACGCAACACGCTGTTGTGGTGTGCACAATAGGCTCTGTCGTCAACGCTTACAGGAGATGAAATGTACTTCCGCCACACCTTCGCCCCAGCTCGCGGCTTCGGTCTTTCCCTGCTGCGCCGGATGGCCGACGTTGTCGGGCAGCGCGAACGCGCCATCCTCGGCGCGCCCGAGGTCGAGGCGCGGCGCTGGCCGGACTCGGTCGACTGCGTCGAGTTCAAGGCGGATGCGGGCTCTTGCGTCATCCGCCGAGGGCACCGATTCACCATCGTCGGCTGACGACCCCAGCCGCTTGGGCAGCCAGCCCAGGCGAGTGGAGTCTCCCACTGCAGCAGAAAGCAATGAGTGCTCGTTCACCTCAACATCGGCCTGGCCTCTGAGGCCTTCGGCATCGTCGCAGCCAACAGCGTGCTGCAGGTCCTGTCCACCCACGGCTTCTTCGTCCGCACCAGCGAGACGATCGATTCGGACACCGAGCCGACCCTGGTCGTCGCCGCCGAGTGGGGCCTGGCCACCTACTGCAAGGTCGACGTCAGCCTAGCCGACGCGGTCCACAAGGTCGCCGAACTGACCGGCCAGGACGCCATCGCTGTCTGGCTGCCCGCGCGCAAGGAAGGCCGCCTGATCGGCCCCCGCGCCGCCGCCTGGGGCGACTTCGACCCCGGGCGCTTCATCACGCCCGACGGCTCGCGCCTCGAGCTGGCCCAGAAGGCGGCGGCGTGACCCTATCCCAACGCATCGCCGCAGCCCTCGCGCTCGGCATCCCGATGACCGCCCGCGAGCTGGCCGCCGAGGTCGGGTCCCCGGTCGCCAGTGTCCGAGCAAAGCTCAGCACCATGGGGACATCGAGCCTGGTCCACATCTCCGGCTGGCGCCGAGACGACGATGGCGGCCGCCTGTACCCGCGCGCGCTCTGGTCTGCCGGCCCGGGCCCGCGCGCCAGGCCCGCGAAGCCCAAGCCGCTGGGTGAGGCTGCTTACGGCGAGCGCTACCGCGCATTGCGCCGCGTGCGCGTGGCGTCCGTCTGGGACCTGGCAACGCCGCAGAACAATCGCCGCGCCGGCGGGGTGCACCGATGACCGGCTACCGAGGCACGGGCGGGCACTTCCGCCGCGAGCTGGGCGAGCCCCGCGGCCCGCGCGACGAGACGGCCCGATTCGTCGGCCGCTGCGCAGACACGGGCGCGCCGATCAAGCCAGGCGACATCATCCAGCGCGATCGCTCGACGGGGCGGGTTGTCCTGGTTCGGTCGGCATAGGGTTTGTCCCAATACAACTTTCTGTTGGCTTTGATACTATTCGTTCGCCTGTCAAGCAAACCAACCAGGAGTTTTACATGTCCGGCACCTTGATTCCCCGCAACACCCTCCTCGCCGCCTGCATCGCCAAAACCGCGCATGAGGCCGATGTCGACGCCGGCAAGCCCACCGTCGCCCAAGAGGCCATCGCCACTGCCGACAGCTGCCTCAACAACGCCGTGCTGCCGACGTACACCGAGCTGCTGGAAGCGCTTCGTCGCCTATCGGTCTGCTACGACCGCTACAGCGCCACCGGGCGCCGCCACGAGATCCCTGCCGTCAATGCGTCCGTCCTGCTCAGCCGTCACGACCGCACCCAGGCCGGCGACTTCTCGGCCTGACGCCATGAACAAGTCCGAACAGAAGGCCGTCGACCGAGCGCTGCCCCTGGTTGCCACTCACCCGGCGGCCGTGGCTGCGACGCTGGCCACCCTGCACCGCTCGACGCTCGCCCGCCGCACGAAGGATGAGCTCGAGAACCTGATCGAGCAGCACGGCCTGTGGCCGCACCTGTCGCAGCAGCACGGCGTGATCGTGCCGCGCGAGCAGCCCGCCCTCAACTGGCCCTTCCCGCGCGCCTCCGCCAGCGCGCCGCCCACCGGCCGCGATCTGGCCGACCCCGCACCCTTCTGAGGAGACCGCCATGTCCGTCAACCACTTCCGCCTGGACAACCAGCTCAACGTCGTCGAGATCGTCGACGGCCGCACGAACATCGATGGCGCCGGCCGCGACCCCAGCATCTGGGCCCGCCAGCCCGGCAAGCCGCTGGGCGCCGGATGGATCGAGCGCTGGGACTTCCCGTCCCTCGAGTTCGTGACCCGCCTCGCGGCCAGCGCCACCGCGCTCACCGGCGAGGACTGGATACCCGTCGACAATGGCCCGAGCGTGAGCCCGCGCTTCGACGTGATGGCCTGCCCGCAGGTCGGCGACGAGGTGAGCAAAGGGTTCAACGGCGACTACTTCCCGATCGGCAAGATCATCTCGATCAGCGCCGCCCCGACGCGCCGCGTCATCACCGTCGACGGGCCCCGCGGCAAGCTGCGGTTCTACCGCAACAAGCTGTCCTCCGGCTGGACCCAGGCCGGTGGCACGTGGGGCCTCGTCAAGGGTGTCGTCGATCGCTACAACCAGGAGTTCTAATGACAACCCACATCACCGTCCGCCTCGAGCAGCAGTACGGCCAGAAGGTCGTGCAGCCCGCATGCCGCACCGGCGAGCTCTTCGCCCAGATCGCAGGCACCAAGACCCTCACCAAGCCCACGCTCGAGCTGATCAAGCGGCTGGGCTACGAGATCCGCGTCGAGCAGACGCTTCCCACCACTCTGTAGGAGATCCATGACCGACGCTGAACGCCTGCGCGCAGAGCGCAACCTTCTACTCGACGAGCTCGAGAACCTCCAGCGCGAGCTTGCGCGCTTCGACGGCGCCCGTCACGAGGCCCTGGGCCAGGCTGATCGCGCCCTGGCCAGCTTCCGGCGGCTCAAGACCGAGCTGCACGACCAGCAGCGCAAGCTGGCCTCCAACGAGGTCGACCGCGTGCGCCTCGAGGCGGGCGCCCTGGCGAAGCGCGCGGCACACTCCGGTGTCGTGCTGACCATCGAGCAGGAAAGCCTGCAGCCGCTGGCCATGGGCCACTTCCGCACGGTGGTGAAGACGCGCCTGGCGCGGGGGAGCTACTGATGAGCGCAGCTATCACCCGGGTCCACGTCAACCAGGCAATCATCAGGGCCAACCTCAAGACCGGAGCGCGCGACCCCGTCATCACGGTCAAGCGCGGGCGCACCAACACCTACGCCCATGAGGTCGAGATCCTCGGGCCGAGCAGGGTCGTCTACTCGCCCGACAAGCCGCTGAGCTGCGGCGCCAAAGTGTGGGTCGAGACCGCCGCTGAGGCGGTGACACGATGAGTGCTGGCATCGACCCCCAGAGCAACGACGCCATCCTCGAGCGCCACCGGCGCGCCTGCTCGGCGTGGCCACACGGCTGCCCCGAGACGCACACCGAGCGCCAGCTGCGCCAGGCCCTGGATCACCTGGACCGCGTGCTCAACGGCTGCCGAAGCGCGCACGACCAGCAGGGCGCCGACACCGCGGCGCGCGAGTTCTTGAGGGAGTGCGGACGATGAGTGCTGACACCAACGCCCTGTTCGTCGTCGTGGCGGGCCTACTGTACTCCGGCCTGTCCGTGACGCTCGGCCTCCTGGCGCCACTGCTGTGGCCACGCAAAAACCTCACCAAAGCCAACAGGCTACTGACGATCGCCTACCGCCTTGGCCTGACGATCACAGTCTGCGGCGCCGCGCTGCTCCTGCTTGTGTTCTAGGGTAACTACCTATACAACTTTCTGTTGGCTGTGCCACAATTTGTTCTGTCGTCAACGCAAACAGGAGATTACGTGGCCACCATCTTCGAGACCGAAACCTGCGGCCGCTGCGGCGGTGGTGGCCACTACAGCTACAACCCCATGAACGGCACCCGCTGCTTCGGCTGCGGCGGCACCGGCCTGAGGCTCACGAAGCGCGGCAAGGCGGCCAAGGCCTTCTTGAGCTCGCTGCTCCAAAAGCCCATCTCAGAGATCAGGCCCGGCGACAACATCATCATGTCCACCGGCAGCATGGGCCTGGGCCCCGACCGCTGGCACTACGTCGTCTCGATCAAGCCGAGCAAGACCGTCTTCAACGGCGTCGCCGACCGGCTCGAGATCACCTACAAGCGCAACGGTGTCACGAGCTCGATCGGCGGGTACACGGCCGACACGGTCCTGGAGTCGGTGCGCGACAACGACGCGCTCGAGGCCGCCAGGGCGAAGGCCTTGGCCTACCAGGCCACCCTCACCAAGGCCGGCAAGCCGGCGAAGACCAAACTCAAGGCCTCGGCCTAACCACCAAGGAGATCACATGGCAGACTGGAACATCCTCGGCAAGTACTTCGGCGTGCCTGTGCGCGCCAACGACGGCGCGCTGCGCAAGACCCTGCAGTCCGAGCGCGGCAAGTCCACCGCCGCTCTCGCCAAGGCCAAGAAACTGGCCGCCGCGCACCCAAGCATCGTCATCGACCGCGAGGGTGTGAGCGCCTACTGGGTGACGTGCACGAAGCTGCAGGGCCCCAAGGACCCCTGCGACGGCGCCAGCTTCTGCACCGACGGCCGCGAGGTCCTCGACTGCGTCGAGACCTACGCGAAGGCACTGGGAGCCAAGCTGTGATCGTCAACTCCCCCACCATGAACCGCCACGTGCGCGCCGGCAACGCGCACTTCGTCGGCCTCTGCATCTCTGCCGGTGATACCTACGCCATCTTCGACCGCACCGACCTGCAGCGCGTCGACCACGTCTTCGTCGCCGAAGGCCGCCATGCAGACAGCGAAAAGAAGGCCGAGGCCCTCCGCAAGAAGTACGCCGCCATGGCGCAGAAAGGAAACCAATGAGCGGCTTCATCATCAGGAGCAAGCCCTACGGGCAGCGGGTTGTCACCGTCGACCCGCAAGACGCATACCTGCTCCGGGGATACGTCTGGCGCATTGTCAACACCTCCAACCACCTCTACGTAGCCCGCACCGAAGGTGGCATCACAATCCTTCTGCACCGTTACATAGTCGGCGCGCAGCCAGACCAAGGCGTGCTGTTCAAGAACGGCGACACGTTTGACCTGCGCAGAAGCAACCTCCTGGTCGATGGCCTGACATCGATGCGCCAAGGCCTGGCGGCCCGGGCGCGCACGGCAAGGGCCCTCATCAGACTGACGGAGGCCCTGTGAAGGCCCTCATCCTCGCGGCCCTCCTGGCCACCTCATCTCCAGAAGCGATCGTCCTACCAAGCGGGGCTGGGGTTTTCGTCGTGCAGCCGGCCACGCTGCGGGTCTACGAGAACGTCAACAAGATGATGCAGGTCGACATGCTCGTCGATCTCTCGACAGCCAGCGGCGTGTCCCGCGGCAGGGTTGGCGTCTCCGGCTGCTCAGACGGTCGGGGCCAGCTCGCTCGAGTCGATGACGACGGCACGCCGATTGCGGCACCCAACAACTGGACCCTTGGCGGATCGCGGGTGTACGACGTGCTGGCCAGCGCAATCTGCGCGGCGGCCCAGTCGCACCGAGAGCCGGCCAGGCCTGGCGCGAGGATGACTTGATGCAGGACCGCCCCAAGCGCAGCAGCGGCACCTCTATCACGCACCGCACCCCTTTGCGCGACAGCTTGGTGACGTCAGTGCTCGGCGCCGACTATGCCACGCCTCGCGCCATCAAGATAAAGCAGCCTCACCCGCGGCCTCCAGGCAAAGGCTCCGATGAGCTGATCCTCGAGGCCCGTCGCCTGAGAGAGCAGTGCGGCATGACGAGCAGCCAGATCCGGTCGCACCTTGAGTCACTCGGATATTGCGTGAGCATTGATCGCATCGGCAACATCTGCAACTACACTACGCGCTCGCACCTTGTTCCCTCCCCGGGCGCTCAGCCCTACATCACCACGAAAGCAGCACCATGAATGACCTGAATCAGATTAACCGGGCCAACCAGGCCAGCGTCACCAACACTGCCATCCAGGCCGCGCGCGCAGCCGGCAAGTTCGTCGTCGCTCAGTACGACGGCCTGCACCTGGTCGACGCAGCCACGGCCGACAGCCGCGAAGACGCTGACCTGAAGGTGTTGACCCTGAAAGAGTCGGCCGGCTTCAGCGAGCGCTTCGAGGTGCTGGCTCCGACTGCGGTGGCTCAGCCCGCCTGATCCTGTCGAGGGCCCATTGGGCTGCCGCCCGGTCGCGGAGACTGCCCGACGCAGCGATGCGCTCGATCTCCACGATCTGCCTTGCGAAGGCCGCCTCCATGGCGGCCTTCTTGCTTTCCGCGGGCGCCCTACCCTGGTCGACCCAGGCGTGGCACGTGAAGCAGGCCCAGGCGCTGCCGATCGCGTCATCAGCCTTCAGGCCAAGGCCCTTTCCGTTGGCGCCCTCGTTGCTATGCGCGAGCACGGTGGTGGCGGCGTCGCCGCAGCAGACGCCCGGGACCTGGACCATGCAGGGCTTGTCGCGAGCCAGGTCGCGATAGGCCTGGCTGCGCCCTGGCGGGCTCTTTGGCTGCGGCTTGATGAGTGCTGTCGACGTCGCCGAGATCACCACGGTCGAGCGCGGGCGCGGCACGTAGTCGATTGTCTTGGTGGGCCGCGGCTCCCAGCCCTTGGACCTGAATCCGGATCGCTTCATCGCATGCCCAGGTAAGCCACCAAGGCAGCCCTGGCTGCGTCGAACGTGCGGCAGACGTGCGCCTGGTAGCCGGCGAGCTTCATCCGCGCGCCCCAGGCCTTCTGATCAGCCTCGAGCGAGCCGGTGCTGGACTTCATCTCGATCCATAGCCCCGGGTGGCCGCCGCGGGCCAGCGCCAGATGTAGGTCCCACACGCCAGGCTTCAGCCCCTCGGCCTTGAGCCGGCCAGCGGCGCGGGGGCTGCGCTTGCCGCCGTTCGGGATCGCGAAAAGGTAGTCGGCAACATGCGCGCCAGGCTCGACGTCAGGTGCATCAGGAAGCCTCGCCATACCAGCCCACTCGATGAGCGCCGCCTGGTGCTGGTGCTCCTCATCCGCGGGCGTCTTGCGGCGCGCGGCGACGGCCTGCCTACGCCTCTGCCGTAGCAGGGCTTCGAGCGTTGATGGCATCGTCTACCGAGGAGCTGGAGCGGTACACGGCGACCTTCCTGGGTGGCACGATGACCGGCTGGCCGGTGTGAATGTTGCGCGCAGCCTTCTCTCCGCGCTGCGTGATCGACAACTTGCCCAGGCCGAACAGGAACACCGGCTCGCCGGCGGCCAATGCGTCTCGCACCGCGCCTGCAGCTGCGTTCAAGACATCGCGAACCGTCTGCCGGTGGATGCCGCTGGCCTTTGCGATGGTGTCGACGAGATCGTGCTTCTTCACAGCGGCAACCTTAATGTTGAGTTGCGACCTTATAGCACAACATCTGGTTGGCCGCCCAACTGCTCGATGGAGCTGACGCCTTCGGCGCAGCTCATCTGGCGGTTATGCGCCTTGCGCGTCTAGCGCGAGACCCTTGCGCTCCACCTTCAGCGTGGCCATCACGCGCTCGCAGCGCGCCCGGCGCTCGGCGTGTGCCAGCT